AGGATCTACAATTTCATAGTGGCTGTCACTGACGGAGTGTATACAGAAACTAGACTGTTTAAAATCTATGTGGTCACTGAAGAGTTCCTACAGGCCGATAACTCAATAGTGCAGGTTGACACCAATATATTTCAGGCAGATGCCAGCAGTGCTCGTGTGCCAATTTGGATCACTGACAGTGATCTAGGCCGATTCCGTGCCAATAACTATGTGACCATATTCTTGGATGTCTACGATCCTCCCACTTTATCCGGCACCATCGCATACTTTCTGTTGCCCGTCAATCCCGACGGTTCACAGAGCCAACTGCCTCCTGGCATGGAACTAGATACTACCACAGGCGATATAGCAGGTTCTGTGCCATATCAGGCTAGAATCTCGAAAAATTATCAATTCACTGTCCGTGCTGTGAATTATCCAGCAGATCTGGCATACACAAATTATGTTTATAAAGGCACATGGAATAACTCCACTACTTACATAATCAACGATGCTGTGGAATTCGTTGGAGTAACATATATCAGTGTGAAAGTTCATGTTAACAGACTACCCACTGATGAAGAATACTGGCGAGCCAGCACTTCCAAGACTGAAAAAACTTTCACTGTCACAGTGATCGGAGAAATTGACAGCGCAGTAGAATGGATCACTGACAGCGATCTTGGAACAATTAAACCAAACATTGCTTCTGACAAATTCATTCAAGCAACAAGTCTACTCTACGGCGGAAGAATCAGCTATGAATTTGTGTCAGGCAATCTACCTGCTGGACTGCAATTTTTGCCTACAGGTGCAATACAAGGCAAGATCAAACAGTTTGCAGATGACGCTGGTCCGGGACTAACAAGATTTTTCGAACGCACAGACAATCTGTCACCCGCTGAAGACAGTTCCACACTCAGTAGAGATTATTCCTCGATATTCGACAATTCTACCACAACATATGATCTCAAGTTTACATTTACTGTGCGAGCCAGAGACAGTGTGAATTTTGCCACATTAAATCGCACATTTAATTTATCTGTGTTGGTTGCAAACAATAAAACTTTTGCCAATCTCTATGTCAAAGCCCTACAATCAAAACCCAAAAGATTAGCATGGTTTAATTTCATCACCGATGCAACAATATTCCGCCCCACAGACATCTATCGATATGGTGACGTTAATTTCAGTGTGCAGACAGATCTTCGAGTTTTGATATATGCAGGTATAGAAAGTGTTACAGCTGTGAAATTTGTGCAGGCCATGAGTCGCAATCATTATCACAAGAGATTGAAATTTGGTAGTCTTAAAACTGCCAAAGCCAAAGATCCTGTAACACAAGAGACCATCTATGAAGTCATCTATGTAGAAATCATAGACGACCTAGAAAAAAACGGTCGCAGCATCAGCCAAACAGTGAATCTACCCAATAACATTAACAGCAAGGTATTGATCAGCTATGACAGTATCAAAATAGACAGCGACATTCCCTTGGTCAGCGACAGTGATCATCAGCGAGTGTTTCCTAATTCTATTAAAAACATGAGATCACGCATCAGCGCAATAGGGGACAGAGATCGAGAATTTTTGCCCTTATGGATGCGCAGCACACAAGACCAAGCATCTTTTGAGACAGGATATGTATCAGCCTTACCCCTGTGTTATTGCAAACCAGGATCGGATAATGATGCAGCAGCCAGCCCGGCTGAAAATATAGTGGCCAGAATCAAAGCCAGTGGCTTTGATTTTAAAACCATTGACTTTGTAGCAGATCGCTATATAATAGATATTATAGACGGAGAAATAGAGGATAAATACCTTGCATTCCCGCAACGTGGAGAAAAATTACCTTGACAAGCCTTATCAATTTCGCAGCAATAAATGAAAACTTTCCTGTAGCTGGCCAGGACAACGACACTCAGGTGTTTAGAGATAACTTTGATACTATCAAAACCAACTTCTCTGCTGCCAAGACTGAGATTACAGATCTGCAGGATAATGCAGCCCGGATAGACGAAGACAACGATTTCTTGTATAATGTAGTAGGATCTGTAACACTACAAGATGCTTATCTGCGTAAAAAGGACTATGGTTCTCCAATAGTGGCAGGCACACAAGACATCAGTTTTAAACAGGCCATGTATCACATAGTAAAGTTCGGAGCAAACACCAGTTTGTCATTCTCTGAATTTCCTACCGGAGCAGTGGATGTCACAGGACTCGGACAGATCGGTAAAGCCACTCTAGAACTCTACGGAGATGGTACTGCTAGAACAATTACATTTATTACTTCAGGCGGCACTGTGATTAAAAAATCACCAGGTTTTCCTGTATCAGTTACAGTCACATCTGCTACAAACCCAGTGATCATCGAAGTTTGGCAACACAGTGCTACTGTAATTTGGATGAATTATTTAGGATTATACAGCTAATGTTTCATCCACTGAGCGGCGATTTGTCAGAGTATAAAGATCAAGACATTGAAAATCGTCTCATCGAATTGAATAAAAAATATCACGCTGCTGCAAGAATGGGCAGTAGAGATCTCTTGACACAGCTATCTACTTTTGTTACAATATATAGAGAAGAACTCGCAAAGAGGCATGCTCAGAAATTGAAACAGGCAGATGGTGATTTAGGTCAATTGATCAATGTGGACTAATACTACTCAACAACTCATACAGGGTGTGATGCAGCATGGGCCGGACATACTGGAACATTGCCAAACTTCTGATGATCTTTCACAGTATGTGAATAGATTGCATCAAGAGCATTTGAACTATCCAATTCCCCCCACTGACATAGACTGCACTGAATGGTTTATACCCAAAGAATATCAATGCATGGACATAGAAGCATTTTTGGTGGATCACTGTCCAGAACAAAACTATGATAGATTATTACAAGAGATCGAATTATATAGAAATCATAATTTGATTCCTGTGTTGCGAGCAATGAAATATGTGGTAGATACTCTCAGAAGCAATAATATTGTATGGGGAGTAGGAAGAGGCAGTTCTGTAGCCAGTTATGTGCTATTCATAATTGGCGTACACAAAATAGACAGTGTTAAATACAAGCTACCAATTAACGAATTCTTTAAAGGAGAATAAAATGGGAAGAACTTATACCTCAATGAGAGGCAAAGAAATTGACATGGAAAAGATGAGCTTGAGATTTGAAAAAACTCCGGCTGTGGGCAACATGAAAGTCAACGCTCGAGGTGACGAAATTGGCGAAGGTGGCAGAGTGATACGCACACGCGAACAAGTGCTGGCAGACTATTATGCACAAAATCCCAACGCATTACATGAAGAAGTGGCTGCTCGCAGCAACAAGAAATAAGGTAAACTATGTTCAATCTCGAAGCACGACACATGCAGGTTCGTCCTCTGCCAAAGGACCTTCTTGTTATTAACATGGACATGGGCGAAATGAAAACTGCCGGCGGCATCGTTATTCAAAGTGACGATGGTAAAGCACACGGTGTTAAACCTCGTTGGGCTGAAGTTTATAAAGTCGGTGATAAATGTGACCTCGATGTCAAGATCGGTCAGTGGGTTCTTATTGAACACGGTCGTTGGACTCGTAAGATTAAAATCAACGACGGCAACGGTGATAAAGAATTTCAAAAAGTAGAAACCACAGCTGTTATTGCAGTTGCTGACGAAAGACCAAATGATTTCTACATCGGTCAGGAATTTTCAAACGGATCAAGCATGAATATCGATCCACAAGACTTCCTACCTGGAAACATGTCAAGAATTAACTAATGGAATTACGTAAAAGTTCGGATATCGCTGATATCTCAAATCAACTACGTGCCTTGGTTAGAGAATGCCGAGATCCGTACAATGATCATTTCACTGCCTTTTACGCCAAACAAGATCTGTATCAGATCAAGGTCCTGGTAGATATTGCCTTGGCAGATTCTCCAGACTTCGGAGATTTGGAAAAAGAGTGGTTGCAGGAACAGGAAAAAAAATGTATCATTAAGATATTAAAGTCTTAAGGAGATACAATGACCAATCCATTTCGTGATCAAGAAAAATTCATGCGGGCCTGCGACCAAACGGTTGAATCCCTCAATCAAGATCAGTTCAATATGTATCTAAAACTCATTGAGGAAGAAACTAGAGAACTTGCTGTAGCAATAGATAATAACGACAAAGTAGAATCTCTAGATGCGCTAATTGACATCTTAGTTGTAACTATCGGTGCTATTCACTCAATGGGTGCAGATGCAGAAGGTGCCTGGAAAGAAGTTATGCGTACCAACTTTGCTAAAATTGATAAAAAGACAGGTAAAGTAATTAAACGTGAAGATGGCAAAGTTCTCAAGCCCGATGGTTGGACTCCACCAAATCTCAAAGAGTTTTTGAGTAGAAAATGACAGTAGGCTTTACCTGCTCAACCTTTGACCTGTTTCATGCTGGGCATATCATGATGCTCAAGGAAGCAAAGACACAATGCGATCATTTGATTGTGGGGTTGCAAACAGATCCCACCATTGATCGTCCTACTGAAAAAAATAAACCTATTCAAAGTGTATTTGAACGCTACGAACAACTGAAAGCCTGTAAGTATATTGACGAGATACTTGTCTACGAAACGGAAGCCGATCTTGTAAATATCTTGCTTTCTTATCCTATTAATGTTAGAATATTAGGACAGGAATACGCAGAAAAAGATTTTACAGGTCGATGGGAATGTGACGATCGAGGCATTGAATTTTATTTTAACAAACGTGAACACAATTTCTCAACTAGCGAACTTAGACAACGTGTTATTGCAGCAGAAATTAATAAAGGACTAAAAGATGGAAATCCAACCTAAAGATACCAGCAAAGGACATTTTTATGTTAGTCTTGTAAAAAGCGGATTACGAATTATTGCTGGTGCAGTATTAATTGCTGGTAATTTGTATTGGGCAGGCGCTCTTATTATTTCAGCAGAGATACTCGGTGTGGTAGAGGAATTGGTATGAGGAATATTGAATTAGTTGATGCGGTGATTGCATTACACGACATTGCTCGCACAGTAGAAAGAGAAATTGGTCGAGGCCAGTTAAGCGACGACATTCGATCATGCGCAGATCGATTGCATAACCTCTCGCTGTATGATGCAGAAAATAGTATAATTACACAAGACATTATTAACAAGGCAAAAGAATGAAAGAACTATGGGTTGAGAAGTATCGTCCTAAAAAGATGGAAGGGTATGTATGGCGTGACTCTGCACAACGTAAACAGGTCGAAACATGGGTGGCTGAAAAAAGCATTCCTCATCTACTGTTAAGCGGGCCTCCAGGCATTGGTAAAACCACCATGGCTAAGATTCTGGTCAACGAAATCGAAATTCTCGATGCTGATGTGCTAGAAGTAAACGCCAGTAGAGAAACAGGTATTGATTTCATACGCAACAAGATAGTGCCATTTATCAGCAGTATCGCTTGGGGTGCCTTTAAGGTGGTGCTGTTAGACGAAGCAGATCGTCTTAGTCCGCAGGCGCAGGATTCGTTAAAAGGCATCATAGAAGAATACAGCAATTATGCTCGCTTTATTTTAACCTGTAATAATCCTAATATGATTGTGCCAGCATTGCACAGTCGTTGCCAACAATGGCATTTCTCAAAACTTGATCAAACAGAGTTTACCGCTAGAGCTGCCACTGTGTTGGTTGAAGAAAACGTTGAATTTGATTTAGACACCCTAGATATGTATGTGTCTACCACATACCCTGATCTGCGTAAATGTCTAAATTTATTGCAACAAAATACCAACGATGCCAAACTGCACAGTGCTACTAAGGAAGATGTAGGATCTGCAGAGTGGAAGTTTGATATGGTCGAGTTGTTCAGAGCAGGAAAGATCCAAGAAGCACGTAAGATGTTGTGCGGTAAACTACGTGCTGAAGAGATGCAAGAAGTATATGTGTGGCTATACAACCATTTAGATATTTTTGGATCAGAAGAACATCAGGACAAGGCTTTGCATGTCATTAAGCAGGCTCTGGTAGATCACACATTGATCATCGATCCAGAAATTAATTTAGCATCTACTCTGGTAAAATTATCAAAGATTAATGGCGGATAAAAAATCTAATCTTGCCAAAGGCAGAAATAGTTTTGATGCCGATATAGGTGGAACAATGGTGCCTTTCTTCAATAGAAACGTATCAGAGTATCCCACGGAAGCCGGAGGAGTTAAATTCGAGTTAGTTCCGGTAACCAAACAGAAAGATCTAATGATCAATCATGCTAGGATGTATGCACAGCAGGAATACGATCGAATTGTGGAATTGGTTAATGTGTTAGAAAAACAGGCGCAGGCTATCAAGCGTAGATTAGATATCACAGATGCCGTTCATGCCGCGGTGTATCAGTTTCAACCGGTGATGGGTAATATCTATTGGCTAGCATGGGACAAGAGAAAGCAATATACATTGCTAACACAACATGGTCCCAACGACTGGTCCAGTAGTGCTCCAGAAGACTATGAATATCAGGCTCGAGTAAAATACATGGGCGATCATACCTGGATGGAAATAGATCAAGAAGGAAATAGCGTAAATGGATAATAGATACATGATAGTGAAATACATCAAGAAGCCTGATGGCAAATACGACGAAGTCACTGAATTCAAAAGGCACTACAGAACCACAGATATCCAGACTTCCAAGGTTATACTAGACTTTGAAAAGAAAACTGTGATCAAAAACGGGCTCAATCCTGATGCAGGATATGATGACATGATCGAGTTTTATAAAAGAATGTTAGGGGATCGCTTGACCCCCTACCTCCCTAAAGATTAATCGTCGCCGTAGATTGCTAATATCTCCTTAACAGCTTCGTGACGTTCAACATCCTGCACATCAAATTTTACTAGATCCACATATCTGTGGCCTTGGAAATTATTATACAATCCTAAAAATTCTAGTAGGCCGTTGTTGCTAGGACGATCAGCTTGTTGTAGGTCTCCTGTAACTACCATCTTGCTGTTCTGTCCTAATCTCGTCAGCAACATCTTCATCTGACTAGGCGTTGCATTCTGCATCTCGTCAGCTACAACTACCGCATTTTTAAAAGTTCTACCTCGCATGTAGGCCAAAGGACTGGTTTCTATCACCCCCTCTTTGATAAAATTTTCTATTTCTCTGGCATTGAAATTTTCTGCGATTACATCAAATATTGGCTTGGTCCAAGGTGCCATTTTTTCGTTTAGGTCCCCGGGCAAGAATCCGTGTTCTTCATCAACACTCACAGCAGGTCGAGTAACTATGATTTTATCTGCAGATCCATATTTGAGTTGATCTATGGCCCACTGAACCGCCAGCATGGTTTTACCCGTACCGGCTGGACCAATAGCGAATACAATCATTTTGTTGGGATCGTTTAGTTTAAGTAGATAAGTCTCTTGGCTTAGACTCTTGGGATAAATCTGTACTCTTCTGCGTTTTTCATTTAACCTATGATCAATATTTATTACGTTTGTGTTAAATCGTGGATCATATTGCTCGTTTTGCTGAACTTGCGCTCTTTTTCGCTTCATATAAGGTTAGCCCTCCTGTAAGTGTTAGGCACGGACCTCAAACCGTAGTGTCCGTGACCGAACACATGTGTATTTAACTCCCGGATCTAAAAGTTATATGTTATGTTTGTATTTTGACGATAAATACAACGGGAGATACTATGGCAGATATCAAAGACATAATCAGCAATATTGAACAGATCTACGGGTCTAACAACAGCCTACAACTGCTCAAAGACTTCGAGCGTGTACTAGATGAATTAGATGTATACGTGTTCGATAACTGGATCGACGGAGAAATTGTAGAAGGTCCGAGAGAAAGCAGATATTATGTGGAATGCACATTTATGTGGCCACACGATCAGCTACCTGAACCCGCAGGCGGAAAACGTCTGTTAGAATACGGGTGTAGAGTGCAAGTAGCAGAAAGCAAGATTGCGACAGTGCGGAAGATCAAAACTCCGGATGATATTAGGCCAGGCACACGCAAAGGCAAAATCGATCACAAAGACATATGGATGATAAAGATTAGCATGCCCAAGAAACTCATGAGTGATATCAACCGAGGCTACACAGAACTTGATAAGAATAAGATTGAAGACATCGTAAATGCCAACAGCATCAATGCTTCGATCGATCCAGCAGAACAACAAGCACAGGATATGGCAAATGCACAACCAGCAGAACAACCAGCAGCTTAACGAAGGGCTGAGACCCACAGACCTGAAAGAGATGGTCCACGATGTATTTGAAGTAGATGCCTTTAGATCAAAAATGGGCGAGGATCAAGATGTCTGCGTAGTCAGCTTCAAAGTCAAAGATCGATCTCCTGCCAAGGATCTCATGGAGTTTATCGAAAAGGGCTACAATTTCGTGCTAGATGCAGATGTCAGTAGTGGCGAGGACAACAACGGCGAATATTCTGTATTTGTAGAAATTGGCAGGACACCTAAACTAGCAGAACACATTCAGGAACTAACCTATGGTGTGAAAAGACTTACTGGATTAGATGAATTTAAATTTAAATACTATAAACAAAATCATGTGCATGAAGCCAGCACAGGCAATCTCAAGGATAAGATTCCCTCAAGTGTCAATGAATATCGAGATTTTATAAATAAAAATCGCACCGAAGATGTAAAAAGATTCTTTTCAAAGACATTGATGGACGATCTGAATCTCGACGGCAACGTGATAACTATAATTAAACCGTTTGGTTCTCAAGTGCGATTAGAAATTGTCAAAGACGGCAACACAGAATCTATCTTAGAAGGCATCACAGATGGATACAGTGTAGACCAAGCAGCTACCAGCGAAGCATTTTGGCTTACAAAGGTGTTAGGAGACTACACTATAAACAAAGTAGGTGACACATTCGTGTTCAACAACGGCGAACGTTCAATGTTATTAAAAAGGATCTGATAATGAGCTTTACATTTGATTTTACCAAAGAGCAGCTGAAAGAAATGCTGCCAAAGAATCCGTATCTACAGAACTGGTATGATGCACTAAATGCCATACTTCCAGAATATGATATCAATACTCCACAGCGTGTGGCAGCTTTCCTAGCACAATGCGCTCACGAAAGCGGTGGATTTGTGTTCCTCAAAGAAAATTTAAACTACAAAGCAGCCAGTCTTAGAAAAGTGTTTCCCAAATACTTTCCAGATGATGCTATTGCAGCCGCATACGCTAACAAGCCCGAAAAAATTGCCAACAGAGTATATGCTAATCGCATGGGTAACGGAGACGAAGCAAGTGGCGACGGATTCAAATACTGCGGTCGTGGGCTGATACAGCTCACTGGCAAAGACAACTATACATTCTTTGCGGCCAGTATTGAGGTACCTGTAGAAGAAGCATCAGAATATCTTCAGACATTTGAAGGTGCTGTACAAAGCGCATGCTTCTTCTGGGATCAAAACAATCTCAACCAATGGGCAGATAAGGGTGATATTCTCACATTGACCAAGCGTATCAACGGTGGCACTATTGGTCTTGAGGATAGAATCAAACACTACGAACACGCTCTGCATATATTCGGAGCACATTGATCGTGTGGCAGATTCAATGGGTGCTGGCGCTGATTCCAGATAGTTTTTTTCTCTGGATCACTTACCTATTGATTGCTGTTGGAGTTGGATTGTATGTGGCCAGCAAGTTGGTTACATGGATTCCTCTAATATCTCAATACAAACTACCTGCAGAACTAGTTGGAGTTGTATTACTGGTAGCAGGTAGTTATTTGTTCGGAAGCCATGGAACAGAAATGGCTTGGCGCGAACGTGTTAAAGAATTAGAAGCAAAAGTAAAAGCCGCTGAAGAAAAGAGTCAGCAAGTAAACACAGTAATAGAAACTAAAATTGTAGAAAAAATTAAAGTAGTCAAGGAAAATGTCTATGTCAACAGAGAAATTATCAAAGAAGTTGCGGGTAAGCAATTGGATGCTCAGTGTACTTTGCCTAAGTCTACTGTCAGCTTGCACGACAGCGCCAGTCGTAATGAAGTTCCCGAACGTGCCGCCGCAACTGATGGAACCCCCAGCGGAATTGAAGCCAGTCGGCTCCTCGACAGAGTCGTTGAAAACTACGGTGCCTGCCACGAAAATGCAGAAAAATTGAGAATGTGGCAGGAATGGTATCGAGAACAGAAGAAAATCTTCGAATCAGTTAAATAATAGGACATTAAGTAGGAGCGAAAAATGGCATTGATAGATTCAGTATTAAATTTAGTTAACAAACAACCAAAAGATCCAGACGCACCAAAGCCACCAGTTGGCTCACGTTCAGAGCGTGAAGCAAAATTAAAAGACAAAGCAGGTATGGTTATTTCTGTATTTGCCTTGTTACTAGCAGTTAACGCATGGTATGGTGGCAAGCTGTCCAGCACAGTATTAAATAATACACTAGGTGCTAACAATACTTGGGCACAGTATCAAGCCAAAGCAGGTCGCGGTGTTAGCTACGAAATTGCGGCTAAGACAACAGCCGATCCAAAGATCAAAGCAGAGTTCATGGCTGAAAAAGAACGCATGGATGCTGACAAGAAAGAAATTGCCGAAAAGGCTCGTGCCATGGAAGCAGCACGTGAAGAGGCTAAAAAGTCTAGTCCATGGATCGGTTATGCATCAACAGCATATCAATTAGCAATCGTTGTGTTATCAGCAAGTATTCTTGCAGTTAGTATGGCCATGTTCTGGGGCAGCTTTGCTGTAGCAGGATTTGGAATATTATTAAGCCTAAACGGTTTATACCTTTGGTTTTAAATAGTAAAGACAAATAGGAGCGAACTATGTCAGAAGCAGTGAAAAGCGAAAGCGAACAAAAGAAAGAAGATTGGATGAACAGCAAGTGGCGTCCAATGATGGGTTGGATGTATATGTTGGTATGTATGTTTGACATGATCTTATTCCCAGTACTATGGAGTTTGTTACAAACAGCAACTCATACTCCAATCACTCAATGGAATCCATTAACACTACAAGGTGCTGGTTTGTTTCACATCGCAATGGGTGCTGTTTTAGGTATTGCGGCATTTGGTCGCACACAAGAAAAACTAAATGGAGCAAACAATGGCGGCATGCAACCAGTGGCACAGAGCGTCACAACAACATATGGCGCACCTCAACCAGGATTTGGTGCACAGGCAGGAAGCTTCAGTGCTCCAGCATCAAGTGGCAGTTTCGGAGGCAGCTTTGGAAGCACATCTACTACTCCAGCACCGAGCAGCTTTGGTGGCAGTCCAGGATTCGGAACGCCAGCGGCTAAACCATCAGTAGGCGTTTCTAGCAGTGGCAAACCAATGCCTGCACAGCCAGAGCAACCGGAAATTTAAAAGGAGCAGGATATGTTAGATACATTACTATGGATAGCAGTAGGAGCATTTGTAGGATGGAATTTTCCACAGCCATTTTGGGCAAAGATTATTCAAGAAAAAATTCAAGCTATGATAGCTAAAAAAGGAGACTAATATGAAGAACATTATTTTTGTAGCAGGACTTGCATTAGCGATGTCATTCCCTATATATGCAGCCGATGATACCAAACCAAAAACTAAAAAAGTCTGTGTGGATCAACAGGGCAAAGATGGTAAGCCTGTAATAGATCCTAAGACCAACAAACCAAAACAAAACTGCAAAGAAGTCAAAATACGTGAAAAACATGAAGGCACAGCAGTTCCTGAAAAGAAAAAATAAAGCTCAGTAAATTTCTAATTAAATAAAAGGACTGCTTGACACAGTCCTTTTTTTATCATATAATATAAACATGGATTACTACGCTACCCTAGGACTAAAACGAAACGCCAGTGATGCCGAAATAAAAAAGGCATACCGAAGCATGGCCATGAAATATCACCCAGATCGAGGCGGTGATGAAAAGAAGTTCAAAGAAATATCACAGGCTTACGAATTTCTTAGCGACCCCCAGAAAAAACAAATCATAGACCTTGGCGGTGATCCTAATGCACAGCCGGGCATGGGTAGAGGTCAAAATCCGTTTGAGTTTCATTTCGACACTGGTAATATGCATGACATTTTCGGTAACTTTGGCTTTGGCGGATTTGGTCGCCAGCCTCAACGCAGAAATAGATCCTTGAACATCAATGTAGAAATTACCTTAGAAGATGTGCTTAACGGCAAAGACTTTACCGCTGAAGTTTCAATCCCTGGTAAGAATAAGATGATCAACATTCAGATTCCTCCGGGCATAGAGCATGGACAACAAATTAGATACGAAGGCATGGGCGATGATTCAATACCCAGTCTCAAACCAGGAGATTTATTGGTTAATGTCATAGTGCGTGAACACTCCATATACCGACGAGAAGGCACATCGTTGATTGTAGAACGAGAAGTAAGTGTATGGGATGCATTGCTGGGAGCCAGTATAGAAATACAAACACTAGATCGTAAAACATTATCAATGAACTTGCCACCCGGTACACAACCGGATACAGTAATGAGTTGCAGAGGTGAAGGTTTGCCCAATATGCGCACAAGGCAGCGAGGTAACTTATTGATAAAAATTAAAGTATCAATCCCAAAAATTCTACAACCCGAGCAAATCGACCTAATAAAACAGATCAAACAAGGAAATATGTAATGATTGAACCCAGTAAGAGCCTACAAGAAATTTTTGAAAAATCTATAGAGATGGCCAAGACTTTGAGTCACGAGTACATAACCATTGAACATATTATCTATGGCATCATGGATGATGAGGATTCTTATAAACTATTAGAAAGTTTTGGTGCTGATGCTAAATTTGTTAAAACAAATATAGAACACTACTTAAAAAACAATCTCAATGATATTAAAACTACTAATGCCAACGCAAAACCTAAAAAGACCAACAGCGTAGAACGTGTGTTGAATCGTTGCTTTACACAGGTGTTGTTTAGCGGTAGACAGCGCATGGAGATATCAGATATCATTATCAGTGTGCTGTCAGAGAAAAACAGTTTCGGTTACTACTTTCTTACCAAGGCCGGGGTGACTAAAGAAAAGTTTGTAAAGTATTTCCAAGAAAATGTGCAGGTTACCGAAGACGCCGAAGTTGAAACAAGAATAGTGAACTCAAATCAAATAGATCGAATATTGAATCAGTTTTGTACCAATCTCAGTCTCAAGGCCAAACAGCGAAAACTTGATCCTGTAATAGGCCGTGATGACGAAATAGAAAAAATACAATTGGTATTGGCACGTCGAAACAAGGCCAACGTGTTAATGGTAGGTGATCCCGGAGTGGGTAAAACTGCTATTGCTGAGGGCATTGCTCGTAAGATTCACGAAGGCAAGGTTCCTAAATTTATCAAGGACCATCAAGTCTATACTTTGGACATCAGTGCTCTCCTAGCAGGATCAAAGTATCGTGGTGATTTCGAAGAACGAGTTAAAGCGGTGTTGGCTGCACTAGAGAAAAAAGGCAAGATCATCTTGTTCATCGACGAAGCACACATGATGAACGGTGCGGGTGCTGCAAATGGCAGTTCAAACGACATGGCCAATATGTTGAAACCCATACTTACCAAAGGTGTTCTCAAGCTGATAGCATCTACCACATGGGAAGAATATCGCAAGCACTTCGAAGGCGATCGTGCGCTGATGCGTCGATTCCAACGTGTGACCGTTGAAGAGCCTACACCAGAAATGGCTGTGAAGATCCTTAAAGGTCTAAAGAAATACTACGAGCAACATCACAATGTAAAAATATCCGATGCAGCCATCGAACAAGCAGTTAAGCTCAGTGTCAAATATATGAGTGATAAAAAACTGCCTGACAAGGCTATTGATATTATTGACTGTGCCTGTGCTAGATATAAGCTCAAAGATGATGAGGGCATGGAAGGTGTTACACAGATTGTAGACATCGAACAGGTCACCTACGAACTCAGTAAGATGATTAACATGCCATTAGAAACCGTGGCGCAAAAAGAAAGCAAAAATCTTTCAGAGTTAGACACTCAGATGAAGGGTGTGGTCTACGGACAAGATAATGCTGTAGATACATTGTTAGATAAAATCTTTGTGAGTCAGGCTGGCATGAAGGCACCTAACAAGCCTATTGGGTCATTCCTATTCTTAGGACCCACAGGCTGCGGCAAAACCGAAACTGCTAAACAATTATCAGATAAAATGGGCATGCAGTTGATACGATTTGACATGGGCGAGTATCAGGAAAAGCATTCAGTGGCAAGATTGATCGGTGCTCCTCCGGGTTATGTTGGTTACGAAGATAATGCTGGTATGTTGATCACTAAACTACAAGAAACACCTAATGCCATCTTACTGTTAGACGAAGTTGAAAAAGCTCATCCAGATGTCATGAACATTCTGTTGGCATTCATGGACAACGGTTTTATCACAGGATCCAATGGCAAAGTAGCTGATGGTCGTAACACAATATTGATCATGACATCAAATCTCGGCGCAGCAGACAATGAACTCAACACCATCGGGTTTGGCGAACTAGAACGCGATGGCGAAGATGACAAAGCTATTAAGAAACATTTCAGCCCAGAATTCCGCAATAGACTAGATGCTGTGATCAAGTTCTCTAAGCTCAGTGGCGACACTGTGATCCAGATCGTCAAGAAGTTTGTGGCTGATCTCAACAGTCAACTCAAAGACAAAGGCATTGAGATCGTGGTTAACGCCAAGGCCACACGTTGGCTAGCAGATCGAGGCTACGACAAAAAGATGGGGGCAAGACCATTGGCACGGATCATAGACAACGAGATCAAGAGCCCACTAAGTCGCAGAGTGTTATTCGGTGATCTAGTAAATGGCGGAAGAGTTACCGTGGATATCATCGATGACAAATTAGATTTCACAGTGGTTGAGATACCAAAACCGTTGACCAAGGAAGAAAGAAAAGCTCTTAGGGCGCAACGAATTGCTGAAGCAGCAAATACACAAGAACAAGATGCTACAACTGAAAACCAAATCGACCAGTCGTAAGTTTTATAACAAATGGTTATACAAAATCAGCCTGCAAATAGACGGTTGTGTGATATTTCGCACACAACCTATTTCAAATATCAAGGACTGGTTAGAAAATTCCAACAGTGACAGCGGTTATCATTATGATAATTGGCGTAGGGCCACGGCTAATAAAGAAATATTAAGCAGCATCTGTGACTTTTTGAATTCCTACGACGAAGATGCATACGCAACAAGAGTTGAAAGGAATAGACTAGATGTTTATACCAACGATGCCGAGTTCTACGAAAAACTCAGCCTAGCTAGCCAAGATTACTTGGTGCATAGATTTGAACCCAACATCAACAATCTCGATGTGTTGAATAATTCACAGAACTGTATCACAGTGAGTAAACTGCCCAAGGACAGATATCGCTATCGCGTGTATCTCATGCCGCATAAAATGGCCAAAGATCGTGAAGGCAAACAGAAATATCTAGCCTGGCTGAAATCACAAGCCCCTAGAATAACCTGCACTCCTGCGATCGAACGTTGGTTCTTGACCACAGATTGGAATTGGGACCGTAGATATGTATTAGTTGAAGATGAATCCACACTGCTAATGATGAAACTGCGTGGTGCTGACGTTGTGGGCAGAGTATATAACTTTATAGTATGCGATAAATAGTTGATGAGCAGAGAAACTATAGTATTATTATCAAACATCACCGACGATAGTCAGCCCTCTACGTGGCAATACGGCGAAAAACACATAGGTGCAGGCTATTACAAAAACGGTAACGGTGTGCATACTATGACTTTTGAGCTGAATAATTTCAAGGGCAGCATTAAAATACAGGCCACTCTAGACCTAAATCCCGGTGTCAACGACTGGGTTGATGTAGTTCTCGATAGTTCAGACACTGTGTTAACTGCTATAGATAGCACACCTGTTACTACTAACGCTGCCTGCACATTCACTGGTAAATTTGTGTTCATACGTGTGGCGTATCAGCTGGAACAGGGCATAATCACCGAAGTTCGGTATAATCACTAAACTGTTTGAGACGATAAATATAGTATGACCTCGAGAGGAATACTATGAGAGACCTGTTATCTAAATTAGACGCTATAGTAAGCGAAACAGCATTAAAAAATCCTGAAGATCTTCAGGCCAAACGCAAAGCCCTGGCAGATCTTGAAAAAGATCCTGTGGCTAGCACCGATCCAGAAATCAGCAGTGCAATTACACAAAGAAAAACAGATCTCGAAAAAGAGGCCAAATCTAAAGGATTTGCAGAATCATTTGAAGTAGGTGACGAGTTTGGTATCAGCTTTTCAGAAGATCATGAGATTGCCACTACTATTGTAGATATTCTAGAAGATGGCATTGTAATCGAATTAGATGACACCGCACTAGAGATGCTGACTAATGAAGGCTTACAATTCTTTGAAGGTGAACTTGTAGAAGACAAAGATAAAGGCACAGGCGGCCGTGCCTGTTGGAAAGGCTATCGCAGAGTTGGTGCCAATGACTGTAAGAAAATAGGTGAAAGCGGTCTTCAATATTTTACTGGAGTTAAGAAACACGGTGAAGAATATATGAAAGCCGCGGCGGCCGCAGGCCGTGACGGTGCCAGTCAAGAAGAATTAGGTGCTCTTAAGGATAGGTTGAGTAAAGCACATAAGGGTAAAGTTAAGAAAGAAGATCACGGTCCTGAGAATCCAAAAGACCCCGTAAATTACGGTGAATATGATCGCGAAGGCGACATGGCCAAAGATGATTTGCGCACCATAGACGATGCTGCTGAAGAACTATACAGTATCCTACGAGCAGACGACAATCTTCCAGAATGGGTGCAAAGCAAGATCACTAAAGCTGTGGACTACATTGATACAGCTCGCGATTACATGAAAGCCCAGAACTACGAAGAAGGTGTGGCGGAAGGTGATGTCGATGAAGCCAAATACCAAGGACGTGAAGTGCCCTTGGGTAAAAAGATGGCAGGCGATGTCAAGAAATCCAAAGTATATGTTCGCAAGCCTAATGGTAACATTGTCAAAGTAAACTTCGGTGACAAGAAAATGCGTATCAAAAAATCCAATCCTGCACGTAGAAAATCATTCCGTGCTCGTCATAATTGTGCTAATCCAGGACCTCGTCATAAAGCTAGATACTGGTCTTGCCGGAGCTGGTAATGTTATTAAAAGAAATGTTCAGTGCCATTGGCGCACCCAAAGACGAACAACAAGAAATCGATTGGTTGGATGATTTAAAATTTTTCATCGACAACGATTCAAAAATGCTGGACCAGTATTTTTTCCCTGCGGTGAAACGTCATCGTGAGCACAGAGGCAATCCCAATGTGTTCAAAGTCTACATCCGACCATTAGAAAAGTGCATGGGTCATTATTGTGACAAATACGATATCGATGATACAGATAAGAAATTCCCTAAAGATAAAATTATAGATTTGGCTAAACGTATTGCCGGCGAACAAGAAAAATACATAGAAAAAGGCGACTACGACTAATGCTGTTACGACAACTGTTTGAAGCTGAAACCAAACATGTTACATTCTGCTTTGGCAGAATGAATCCGCCTACCATTGGTCACAAACAGGTATTAGATACCATGAAAAGCCAGGGCGGAGAAATGAAAGTTTTTGTCAGTCAAAGTCAAGATAAAAAGAAAAATCCACTAGACTACAGCACTAAGATAAAGTTTATCAAGGAAATGTTTCCCCAGTATGCCAGCAATGTAGTAGAGAATGCAGCACTAAACACCATTGGTAAAGTGGCTAGCTATCTACACGATCAGGGCTACTCCGCGGTAACATTCGTAGCAGGATCGGATCGCCTAGAAGATATGAAAAATCTTCTCACACAATACAACGGTGTTGAAGGCAAAGCGCACGGATTTTATAAATTTGATGTCATCGATTTTGCCAGCAGCGGAGACCGTGAAGACGGCGCTGAAGGAGTGGCAGGAGTCAGTGCCAGCGGTGCAAGAGCAGCTGCTGCCAACAACGACTTCGAAGGGTTCCAAGAAGCCACAGGAGCAGGCGAACTTGCCAAGCCTTTGTTTGCTGCGGTGCGTAAAGGCATGGGCATCAACGAAGGTATAGAGGAAGGTTGGAAAAGTCAAGCAGCGGCAGCGGCACTGGCTGCTGCGAATCTTTTAAGTCCTGCCCAAGCAGAAGAACCAACAAAGCCAATTACCATTGCTTATGTAATGATTGACGGCGAGGTTCGAAAATATAATTTAGGTGATAGATTCGATAATGCTAGAGAAGCAGAAAAATTTATCAGCGGAGTTTTAGATAAACAAGGACTGCAGGGCTATACATTAGATATCAAACACGGATATCCTAAAAAGAAAGAAGAAGTTAAAGAATCTCCTATTGAAATGGACCCAGCAGATCCAATGGATCCAATGATTCACAGTCACGACAAAGCAAATCCTGCTAAATTAAAATATCGTATGCTACGTGCTGCTGGCCAGTTAAAGGATCTTGCTGCTCGCGCAGAAAATGCTAGTCCAGGTGAGTGGCAACTGATGGCACGTCAGTTTGAAGAATTGAAAATGAACATGGAACAAATACGTCACGCTCTCGAAGAATTAGGTAAAGTAAAACGTAAAGGTGGCATCAGATCAAGAGGTATTACAGTATGAGAGCCAAAGACATTATACCAGCTAGCCGGCCTAGAAACTTTGTTGCTAAAAATTCTAAAAGCGCAGGTGCTGGCGCTCACAAAGATAAAAAGCGGGCAGAGAAACAGGGCGACACTAAACATAAGAAAGATTTGATTCCTATGGAGCAAGATGTAGCGGAAGGTAAAAGTCTTCAAGACTACATAGAAGCAGGTGTATGCCCTATATGTCACGGAGACATGGTCTCAGAAGACCAACTTGAAGAAGGCAAGAAAGATGCCTGCTATCACAAGATCAAAGCTTCGTCCAAGGTTTGGCCCAGTGCCTATGCGTCAGGACGATTGGTACAGTGTCGCAAAGCAGGTGCTGCTAATTATGGCAAGGGCAAGAAGAAGTGAGAGCATATGAGTTTGTCACTGAGAAGTGGACTAAAAAATATAAAAAGTCCATAAACTGTTCTAACCCCAAAGGGTTTAGTCAACAAGCTTACTGCCAAGGTCGTAAAAAATCAGAAGACATAGAACCCGTAGATGAAAATCTGCGTAAGTGGTTCAAAGACAAATGGGTCCGCTTTGGTCCAGATGGCAAGATACGTGGCGACTGTGCTAGAGATAGTGAGAAAGAAGGCAAGCCCAAGTGTCTACCTCAGTCCAAAGCACACGCACTAGGCAAGAAAGGTCGTGCCACTGCTGCTGCTCGCAAACGTCGTGAAGACCCCAATGCCAATCGCAAAGGAGCAGCTAAAAATGTCAGAACTAGATGAACTGAAAAAACTAGCTGGTATCACAGAATATCAAGGATATCAACCATATGCTGGCAGCAACATAAGTATAACTGGCAATGAAAAAGGTGAACTTATGAAAAAACATGATATTAGACCAGGCACCGAAGAATGGTTCAAGCTATGGTTTAGTTTGCCTTACTTAACAGGCGAAAAGCCTATTGGAAAACAAAATGGTTGAAATAACACAATCAGCGAAATCAAAGATTATGGATTTGCTGCTAGAAGAAAATAATCCCAAGCTGGCATTGCGCACCTTTGTGCAAGGTGGCGGTTGCAGTGGCTTCAGTTATGGCTTTACCTTTGACGAAACAAAGAACGAAGACGACTTTGAATTTCCTATCAACGAACAATACAACGTGTTTGTTGATGCAATGAGTATGCAATATCTACAAGGTGCTGTTATTGATTACAAAGAAGAAGCCATGGGCAGTCAGTTTGTTATTAGTAATCCCAATGCACAATCTACCTGCGGGTGTGGATCAAGTTTTTCAGTATGAACCCAAACAATTATCCAGTGTATCCAGAAGATGACGGATACGACACTCCAAAGAATCCTTATAGCCCAGTATGAGAGCAAGTGAATTTATAGTTGAAAGAAAAAAGAAACGTAGACCGCGTTGGGCTGCTTACGGCCCGGGTCCTTACGGTGGTTACGGATACTATGCTGGCTACAGTGGCGACGGTGGTGCTGGAGACGGTGGTGGCGTGGGTGAAAACTTTGCTGATGGAAAGAATCCACAAGACAAAGGCGATAGTAAACGTCACGGTATCAATACCAAAGCTAGTGTAAGTTCATTGCGTAAAACTGCAAAACAAGGCGGGCGCAAAGGACAACTAGCGCACTGGTTAGCTAACATGAAAGCAGGCCGTGCCAAGAAGAATAAATAATAGTATGAAAATACGTGAAATTGTAGAATCAGCAACAGCAGGCGCTACCAGTGCTGGTAACGTAGCTATAGGTGCTGTATACAAAAATAAACCCGGAAAAACGGCAAAAAACAAAGACGGAACCGCAAAAAACGCATTAGATCTCAAAGGAACTAATCTGTTAACTGGTGGGTCTTTAGTAAAAAGATAAATATATAATACACTTTTAGGAATGTGAACATGGACTTCAAATCGTTAATCAGCAAAATAGAAAGTATCGACGGTAAGATCGATACTCCAAAAGCACCAGAGCTGCCAAAATCTGTGCAACTAAACGAAGACGCACAACTGCGTGTTCTAAGCGGCCGCACTACTTACGTTGCTGAAGCTAAAAAGAAAGCTGAAGAAGATGTCAAAGAAGAGAGCGACATGAAAGTAGGCGATAAGAAAAACATCGCTACTGGCACTGTTGAAAAAACAAAAACAGGCATTGTTCACAAGAGCAGCAAGGCCTATGGCGGTAGTGAAGAAAAAGAAGCCGATGACGAAGATGACAAGCCAAAGAAGAAAGCCAAGAAAGAAAGTGTAGAACCAGAATTTAAAAGCAAGTTCATGAAGATGGTCGAAGCCAAGAAAGAAGAAGCTGCTGACAAGAAAAAGAAAATGGCCAAGAAAGAAAAGATGGCAGAAGGTGCCAAGCCAGACTTCCTAGACATTGACAAAGACGGCGACAAGAAAGAGCCAATGAAAAAAGCTGCTGGTGAAAAAGGTAACGACAAGCCCGCAGATAAAAAAGGCCTTTCAGACAAGCAGAAAAAACTTCCCCCAGGACTACAAAAAGCCATTGCATCTAAAACTGAAAGCGCAATGATGCCAAAAGGCAAGAAGAAAACTGTTAAAGAAAGTGTAGAAACAAAATTATCTTTCAAACAGATGGTCCAACTAGTTCAAGAAAGTGGTGGCCAACAACAGATCGATCCTGTAGACAAAGCATTGTTTACCTGGGCCGAACGTGTGGCTCAGAGCAAACTAGGCGAAGGCATGAAAGCTGATCTATACGCAGGACTGGTCTATGAACGCAACGGTGGCGTATTTGAAATGTATGATGTATTGAGCGAGTCGAGAAAAAAAATAGTTGAAAATCGCTCACGTTTAGATGAAGGCACGATGGACAAAGTCAAAAGCCTGCTAATGTCTAAACTGGCACCAAAGCTTTCAGATCAAGAAAAAGATAAAATGGCAGATGTTGCTAAACAAGTGTTAGGTAAAGACCGTGCAGATAAAAGTGATTTCACATTAGCAAATATCAAAGCAGTGGCCAAAGCACTGGGTGCTAAACCTGAAACTGCTGCAGAATCTATCGAAGAAGGTCCAGTAGGTGACTTCTTCGGTCAAAAGAAAAAAGATCCAAAGAGTGGCCGAGGAACATTAGGTGGCATTGATGCTTGGGCACCGAGTGCTACACTAGGTGAAAAACTTTCAAGTTTAACAGGAATACTAGGAGGCGCAGCCGCAACAATCGCAGGAATATTCGGTGGCCCGGCTTGGTTAATTATTCCAGGAGTACTAGGTATTATGTTCTTGTCTCAAATTGGAATGGACCGAGACGGTTCTAGTTAAATAGATTTACCGTTTGGTAACATAAAGCCGGCAATTAGTTGACCGGCTTTTTCTTTGACTATATAATAGTCGTATAGGAGAGAACAAATGTCAAAAATGTATGGACCGGAAGAAAAAGCCAAACTCGAAAGATTAATCAACGAAGGATCTAATGTGCTTCGTGAAGTAGAAGATCTCAACGAAGGTCTTAAAGAAACTGTTAAAGCTGTCGCAGAAGAATTACAAATCAAACCCAGTTGGATCAACAAAGCCATACGCATCGCACACAAAGACAATTGGAAAGACCATGAAGCAGAGTGGAGCGAGATTGAAATGATTCTCGGTGTTACTAAAAAACTTCCTGAATGAATGAATTATTAAAACCAACTTTTGATTGGATCAGAGATGACTGGCAAAGCAATCGCTTCCGTTTCGTTATTGAGCTGCTTGCTTGGGCTGTTAGTATCGGCTGCTCAATCACTATGGCGCTTACAGTTCCCAATCCGCCTTTACTTGTTTTGTATCCTATTTGGATCGCTGGCTGTGCCATGTATGCTTGGGCTGCTTATACTCGGAAATCGTTTGGCATGTTGGCTAACTACATCTTGCTAACCGCAATTGACACATTCGGCCTAGCAAGAATGCTAATTAATTAAATAAAGTAAGAAGGTAGGCGGGCCATAAACCGCACATTGGTATTTGCAAGCCTAAAATTGCATAGGAGAAAAAATGAGTTTCGTGGACGCATACTACGATCGCGACGATGACATGATACGTGTCGTTGAGCGTGACGACAAAGGGCAGAGACATTTCAAAGACTATGCTGCCAAACATATATTCTATTACAACGACCCCAAAGGCAAGTTCCAATCCATCAAGGGTGAACCTCTTAGCCGTGTAAGTTCAAAGAATGTCAAAGAACATCGCAAAGAACTTGCCATACATTCAAACAAGAAACTCCACGAGTCAGACATCAATCCTATCTATAGATGTCTAGAAGATCATTATCTCAATCAAGATGCTCCTAAACTAAATGTAGCATTTTTCGACATTGAGGTAGACTTTGATCCTGAACGGGGCTATGCTTCACCAGATGATGCATTCATGCCCATCACTGCTATCGCTGTGTATCTACAATGGATGGAGACCATGGTATGCCTAGCCATACCTCCTAAAACACTCAGCATGGCTGAAGCTACCAAGCAGGTTGAAGAATTCCCCAACACCATGCTGTTTGACAACGAAGCAGACATGTTAAACACATTCTTGGATCTTATACAAGATGCAGATGTTCTAAGTGGGTGGAATTCAGAAGGGTTCGATATTCCATACACAGTTAATCGTGTCACCAAGGTTCTCAGCAAAGAGGATACCAAACGATTTTGTCTATGGAACTGTTTGCCTAAGAAACGCGAATATGAAAAGTTCGGTAAAACTGCCACTACATATGACTTCATTGGTCGTGTGCATATAGACAGTCTTGAACTTTATCGCAAGTATACCTATGAAGAACGTCACACCTATCGATTAGATGCCATTGCCGAATATGAACTAGGTCAGAGAAAGACTCAGTATGAAGGTACACTTGATCAACTATACAACAATGACTTTAAAACATTCGTCGAATACAACATCAACGATTGTAAACTGCTAGATGATCTAGATAAGAAACTGAAATTCATCGACTTAGCTAATACTATTGCACACGAAAACACAGTGCTGTTAGCAACTACTATGGGTGCGGTGGCTGTGACTGAACAAGCTATCATCAACGAAGCTCACCGCAGAGGTATGATAGTTCCTAATCGCAAAAAGATGGAAGAGCACGGAGACACGCAGGCTGCTGGGGCTTACGTTGCATATCCTAAGAAAGGTATACATGAGTGGATTGGCTCTCTTGACATTAACAGTCTCTATCCTAGTGCTATTCGGGCTTTGAATATGGGTCCTGAAACCATCGTGGGTCAGTTGAGACAGGATGGAACCAAGGATTTTATTGCAGCAGAAATGTCCAAGGGCAAGTCATTTGCATCAGCATGGGAAGGTATATTTGGTAGTCTTGAATATTCTGCCGTGATGAACAGAGAAGTAGGTCGTGAAGTCACTGTTGATTGGGAAGGTGGTGGTTCGGATACGCTAAGTGCGGCTCAGGCCTATGATCTTATATTTGACAGCAACCAACCCTGGATGATCTCAGCTAACGGCACTATATTCACATATGAAACTGAAGGAGTGATATCAGGACTGCTGGCTCGTTGGTATAAAGAACGTAAAGAAATGCAGGCCAAGCTCAAAGAATGTATCCAAGCTGGCAACAAGATTGAAGAAGAATACTGGGACAAACGACAGTTGGTCAAGAAGATTCTGTTGAACAGTCTCTATGGTGCGATTTTAAATCCAGGCTGTAGATTCTTTGATAACCGAATCGGACAGTCAACTACACTGACCGGCCGGCAAATTGCCAAACACATGGCATCAAAAGTAAACGAAATTATCACTGGAGAGTATGACCATATTGGTCGAGCAGTAATCTACGGTGACACAGACTCTTGTTATTTTTCAGCGTATGCTACCCTGAAAAAAGACATTGAGAAAGGTCTGATTCCCTGGAACAGAGAATCAGTGGTCGAACTTTATGATACTATAGGAGATACAGTCAATGGCACATTTGTCAAATTCATGCAGGACGCATTTCATGTTCCTCGAACCAGAGCCGAGGTCATCAAAGCAGGTCGCGAGATTGTTGCAAGCAAAGGACTGTTCATTACCAAGAAGCGATATGCAGTGCTCTACTACGACAAAGAAGGCAAACGAGCAGACACAGAAGGCAAACCAGGCAAGATCAAAGCCATGGGCCTTGACCTCAAGCGTTCAGATACCCCGGTTGTTATACAAGACTTCTTGAGTGAGGTGCTGACTAAAACTCTAACCGGTGTGACCAAAGAAGAGATACTGCAATATATCACTGATTTCCGCACAGAATTTAAAACTCGACCGGGTTGGGAAAAGGGCTCGCCTAAACGAGCTAACAATATCACAGAATACGCTGCCAAAGAAAAGAAAGCAGGCAAGACCAATATGCCCGGGCATGTTAGAGCTTCGTTGAATTGGAACACTCTCAGGCGTATGATGGATGACAAATACTCCATGCAGATAGTAGATGGCATGAAAGTAATTGTATGTAAGATCAAAGACAATCCTATGGGGCATACTTCCGTGGCCTATCCTGTGGATGAACTGAGATTGCCGCAGTGGTTCAAGGATCTGCCTTTCAATGATGCAGAGATGGAAACCACTGTGATAGATGAGAAGTTAGGAAACCTTATTGGTGTTTTGGAATGGGACATCAGTTCAACAAGGTCGGACAATACATTCGCAAAACTATTCGATTTTGAGTGATTTCTAGGTTGCTTTTTACTCAAGATCTAAATATAATCTTAATATACAGGAGAATTCTTAATGAAAGATATACTACAAGACATCGTTAGCCATACGCAGAATCTAGGCTTCTTGACCACAGTTAAGGTCACAGGCACAGATAAAGGCACAACTGTTAACTCAATGGCAGATGACCGTTCAGTGATCATGGAGGCAGAAACTGCTAATCCATATCCAGATATGATCGGTGTGTTTGGTATGCCGCAACTGAACAAGTTGAAATATCTGTTGGAAGGTGCAGAATACAAAGAAGGTGCAAAGATCAGTATTACCACAGCAGAACGCAATGGTGAAACTTTGCCAGTGGGCCTGCACTTTGAAAACAAAGACGGCGACTTCAAGAACGACTATCGCTTTATGAATCAAGAAATCATTAACGAAAAGATGAAAACTGTGAAGTTCCGTGGTGTCAAGTGGGATGTTGAAATTGAACCGTCAGTGACTTCTGTGATTCGTTTCAACTTTCAAGCAGGTGCTAACTCAGAGCATCCTACATTCCTTGCTAAAACAGAAGGTGGTAATCTTAAATTTACATTCGGCGATGCATCAACACACGGTGGTGAGTTTGTGTTTGCTCAGAACGTTGCAGGTAAACTAGATCGCGGTTGGACTTGGCCTGTATTACCAATCTTGAGCATACTTAAGATTGCAGACACCAACACCACAAAGATGAGTTTGAGCAATGAAGGTGCTATCCAGATCACTCTCGATAGCGGACTAGCAACTTACAAATATATTATCCCAGCACAGGCTGCTTAAATGAAACCACCAGTTAATCTAACACCATTACAAAAGGACTATGCAGTATATCTGCCGGCAATTAGTTCTTTTTATTCTACCTATGTTGCAAAACAGCGACTAGAAGAGTTTGTACCAAAGGATCGTATTCCTGCAGGCTTTGATCAAGGAATTGAAGGAATGAACTTTCTTAATCCAGATCAAGGATACTTTACCTATAAGTATGCTCTGTATTCAGCAGGACACGCCCAACTTGATGTTATTAAAGCACAAGATCAGGAATCAATGATACAACAGCGTGATCGCGGACAAACAATGATTTTAGGCGACTCCGGTGGTTATCAGATCGGTAAAGGTGTTCTCAAGTTTGATTGGTTGAACTTTGAAGGTGCAGAAGCTACCAAGACACGTCAAAAGATTCTTGAATGGCTAGAAGCAACTGCTGATTGGTCAATGATGTTAGACGTGCCTACATGGGCCTGTGATCATATTCACAGTCCTAAGACTGGATTGAAAACTTTCGAAGACTGTTTAGAAAAGACTCGTTATAATAACAAGTATTTTCTAGATAATCGCCTAGGAGCCACCAAGTGGCTTAACGTGCTACAAGGTGGTGACTGGGATACTGCGGAAAAGTGGTATCGTGGTGTTGTAGAGTTTAGCGACCCTAAAGGACCATTTGCAGGAAAAGAAGCAGAAGGTTGGGCATTTGGTGGTGCTAATATGTGTAAGATGGATATCACACTCAAACGTCTAATGACCATGCGTGATGAAGGCATGCTAGACGGAAAGAACTGGATTCACTTCTTGGGCACAGCACAATTAGATTGGTCATGCTATCTAACTCAAATTCAACGGCAGATCCGTAAGCATATCAATCCAGAACTCACAATCAGTTTTGACTGTGCAAGCCCGTTCATTGCTACTGCTCACGGATTAGTTTACACAAATGCACAACATACCAACAAGCGTTGGTCAGTGATCATGGACAAGGCTCCTGATAACAAAGCACTTTCAGGACGATTTGATATTCCGTTTCCGTTTGAAAGTGAGTTTGCAAGTCGTTTGACCATGGGCGATATTGCATATTACAATTACGGTGTTCGCAAGACAGATGCCGAACTCGGAGATGTTAAGTTTAATCACTTGAATCCAGAACACTATCACGAAGTTCCGAGACTTAACAAGCTAGGTAAGATTCCGAACAAGACTAGTTGGGATAGTTTCAGTTACGCACTAATGATGGGGCATAATGTCGAATGTCATATCAAAGCGGTGCAACGTGCTCAACAGTTAATGGATATTGAATGTGCTAGGTTTACTCCAGACTGGCGTATGAAGAGCATTGAAGGCAAGAAAGAAATTGAATTCAGCGATTGGGTTCCAAATAAAATTCTTTACTTCGGTACATTTGTTGAAGAACTATTCAATACCAAAACCAAAGCAGAAGCGTTTGATATGATTGAAACTGGTGCGCAGTTCTTGAAATCACTAGAAGGTTCACGTTTACAAGGCGGTCCTGCTGCTAACACATTTGGTAACTTATTTGATTTCGATGATGGTAAGAAAGCAGGCGAAATTGATTTTGCCAATCCAGACGATGACGAATTAAACAGTTTGGTTGTAGAATAAGGAGTTGATATGTATCAAAATAGAATCAAGCATCTAGAAGAAGCTCACCGTGCTTTGGACAAACAGATAGACAGTATGGAAAAAACTGGTATCTTTGATGACCTAAAAATAGAAGAATTGAAGAAACAAAGGTTGCGTTTAAAGGATGATATTGTTATACTTAAACACAAGCACGAAGCAGTGATGCAAGAAGCGCAGGCAGAACAAGAAGCAAGAAGAAATGGACTAGAACTATGAAATGCGACACATGCAGGCAAGAAATCACAGTTAACTGTGATTGGCAACAAGGTCGTTGTCCGCATCGAACTCCATTCTTAACCAACTATCATTTTCGATTTCTTAATCTAATCCGATCAATTCAAAATTTATTTAAAAAATGAAAAGAAATTACGATTCGGGTGTTGCTGATAGCATTACCTTCTTCACCGGCGTAGAGATTGAACATACTCCTGCCTACGGAATGAAAACACTGTTTGTTGTAGGTGTGCATGATCCATATATTATTATGGAATTGGCTCGTAACAACAGGTGCAAACATATTTACTTTGGTGCTAATCAAAGTTTTAAGACTAATGGTGTTAACGATACAGAAACATGGCGTCCTTGGGAAGATATGATCTATGTCTGCTTAGATGCAGAGGACGAATTTTGGTGTACCTTAGACTTTGATGTTCGTGAAACGGAAGGATTGCTTGAAAGTGGTCTTACCGAAAAGCGTAGATTTATTCCGCAGATTAGTGTAAAATTACCTTATATTAATCAACTAGGCTATAACGCTACGCTGAAAATTGATGACAAAGACTTTAAAGCAACTAATCACGGAGTGTGGTGCCATAACCTCCATGACCTACTAGATAGAAATAAGTTTACTAGTTGGGATCAATATGGTAAAGATGAGATTATCAAATGAGTGGTGGCTACGCAGTAGCATCGGTGACAAAGGTTCCAAGAATCCGCGGTGCTAATAAAATTAATCGTGCAAGAAGTGTAGTAGAAAAGAAACCTATGAAATTAACATTTAAACAAAAAATTCGCAACTGGCTAATGAACGACGAAGAAGATTACAGTAATCAGCTTATTTCAGTTGACAGCGAAGGCCTAAACATTGCATCACAAGGTTTTCGACTAAATGTCTATGGCGCTAGTGGCGGTACTATCATTGAAACTACTAAGTATGACCGAAAGAACGATGAGAATCGACACAGTCTACATGTGGTCACTGAAGATAAAGATCTCGGTGAAGAATTATCTAAAATTATAACCATGGAACAACTAAGATGAACATTCGGCAAGACGTTAGACCTAACAAAATGATTTGGGTTACCTTTCAGAAAGAAGGTATGCACAAATATCCAGCTGCACTTACAGACCCAGCACTTGCTACAGGTGATGAATATGATGTAAGTTTTCTAGGTTATCCGCATCGTCACATCTTTCACTTCAAAGTTTGGATTGGCGTTACACACGACGATCGTGATATTGAGTTTATTCAGTTTAAACGATGGTTGCTAAATCTCTACAAAGATGCTACACTAAGTTTAGATTATAAGAGTTGTGAAATGATGTCAGGCGACTTATATGACGTCATTAGCAAAAAGTATCCAGGTCGTGAGATTTGGATTGAGGTCTCCGAAGACGGAGAAAATGGTTCATTCATCAAATACTAAAAGGAACATCGATGAAAAACTACAAGGACTACAGGTACTTTGAAAATCGTCCTGACGTTGTAAAGGTGTGGGAGGACCTCGAGGCCTACCACGATTGGTGCAGATTCCAACTCTGCGATTTTAATCCTGCAGATCTCTATCGCAGAGATAGTCAAAACTATGGATCCTATCTTGCCAGCAAACGGCCAAGACGTCCATATCAAGGCAACAGACCACACTTTCAAAAAAGAGGTTAATTAATGGCACGAGTTTTTCTCATTGATCTTGAAGCAGTAGAGACTAGATACACGGGTCAGTGGAAAACTCACGTGCCGGCAATCCTTAAAAAAGCAGGGCACCATGTCAACATTATATCAGGTCCTACGGACATTCCTAGTGCTACCACTCCTGGAGCATTTCTCAACTTTGGCGGCACTAATATATACAAGGCTAGTCAAGTTGAGCAGATGGGTCGTTTATTTTGTAACGGATCCGTTCATCCCGGCGATCACTTTATCTTTACTGATGCTTGGCATCCTGGTATCATAAACTTAAAGTACATGAGTGAGTTGCTGGGTATTCCAGTGGTTACACACGGCTTATGGCATGCTGGCAGTTATGATCCTCAAGACTTCCTAGGACGTCTTGTGGGAGATAAGCCTTGGGTTAGATTTGCTGAGAAGAGTTTCTTCGAATCATTTGATCACAATTACTTTGCCACAGACTTTCATGTCGATTTGTTCTGCAAGAACTTGCTACATCTTTCTATGCCACAGTCGATTGAAGGCTTTAAAGAATTAGGCAAGATTGTTCGCACAGGATGGCCCATGGAGTATATGGAAGATACGTTGAACATGTATAAGAATATGCCCAAGCGTGATCTTATCTTATTCCCGCATCGTATTGCTCCCGAGAAACAGGTTGAAATCTTTCGTGACTTGAAAGAACACTTACCGCAATATGAGTTTGTCGTCTGTCAAGATCAACAACTAACAAAAAACGAATATCATAATTTGCTAGGGGAAGCCAAATTGGTGTTTAGTGCAAACCTGCAAGAAACCCTAGGCATCAGCTGGTATGAAGGTGCTATTGTAGGTGCCATTCCTATGGTGCCTGATAGACTCAGCTACAGTGAAATGGCTTTAGATACATTTAAGTATCCTAGCAAATGGACTGAGAGCTACGATGCATATACTGTATATCGTCCAGATATTTGTAGAGAAATAATCCAGCATATGGATAATTATGAAACTCGACTGCCTAGCCTAAATAAACAGGTAGCTATACTACAAGAAAACTTTTTTAGTTGTAATACACTATTAGAGATGTTAAAATAATATTATAAATGTCATCCACGACATAAACTCGGAGAATTTAATTGATAGATAAAAAAGAAACAGGCCTGGACGCAATGGCAGGCGATGGTGGATATTCGGAAGCATATCTAGGTGATCACATTCGTTTTAAGATGAAACGTGAAGGCAAGCGTTTCTGGGCCGGTGACAACATCAGTGATTATCTGCATGACGGTGACTTAGAAAAACTAATCGACGAAGCAACTCCTGCATTTGAACAAGTGCTAGACAGTTTGCTTATTGATCGTGAAAATGATCCCAACAGTCAAGGCACAGCACGTAGACTTGCTAAAATGTATTTTAATGAAATCATGTCAGGTAGATACGAACCTGCTCCAGATGCAACAGCGTTTCCAAATGATAGTGAGGATAGATATGAAGGCATGTTAGTTGTTAGAAGTGAATTGCGTAGTATGTGCTCTCATCATCATCAGCCTGTATCTGGGGTGGCTTATATTGGTATCATTGCTGCCAACAAACTTATTGGCCTTAGCAAGTATACTCGTATTGCTCAGTGGTGCGCTAGGCGTGGCACTCTCCAGGAAGAACTCTGCAACGATATTGCAAGAGAAATAAGTCGAGCTACAGATAGTGAAAACATCGGAGTATACATACAAGCCACTCACGGTTGCTGTGAGAATCGTGGCATTATGGCGCATTCGAGTCTAACACAGACCACTGTACTCAAGGGTGCATTCAAAGATGACCCAGGTACTAAAAAAGAATTCTTTGACAATATTAAAATGCAGCAAGAATTTTCACCACGATAAGGAATATCATGAGTCAAGTATATCTAATTAAACCACTGGAAAAGAAAAGCATTGTCTACCATGTAGAAATGTATCGTAAGAACTCCGATGATAGCATCAGTTGGTTTAACATAGATGAAACCTACCGCTGGGGGCAAGGCTTTGTGGAAGGTGATTTAGATTGCAACCTTCCTTGGTTAGGTGATCCTGTTGCCTATGCTCGAACTGATTGCGGTTGGGGTTGTGAGTTCGACGACAGTATTAATATCGAAATTGAATTTAGTGACGATATCGATGAAGACGAACAAGATGCAATTCGAGAAGCATACTACGAAGGTGGGGCTGGTTGGCTCTATGACGGTGAACACGATTGGTCAGAAGAAGACTGTGCTGTTCACATTATTGCACCATATCAAGTTAGTCTATGTGATGAAATAACAGGCGATGTTATTGAAGAGAATGTTAAACTTAGACCCAGGCCCGATCCGAGAACTTCATGGCCGTGGAGTATAGATAACCCTAATCCCGAGGAATAATATGCAAATACGAGTCAAAGAAAATACAGAAGAATTTGGCAAGTGCGGCTGCGGCCGTAGTCCAACTGGAAAATGTTGTGGATGGCATGGACTTTCAGAAGAAATGTATGCACATCAAAAAATGTTGTGGATGGAAGATCAACTGCGCAGTGATAATGAAGCAGAGAACAAGAATATAATTCGAGGTCAGCAATGAATACTGCAAAAGACATCACAGACAATCTAATCTTTCGTGCAAAAAATCTACAAGAGTTTGTTGTAGAACGAGATTGGAATCTTATCCCCGCTGGTGTGATAAAATTTAATATTCAGCACACTGTGGGAAAACCTGCTAGAATTTTTGTTCATGCTCTCACACAAGAAGAAGCTGAACGTCAGGTAGATGACTGGTTCGGTGAGGAAGTAGAATAATGTTATTTTCTCTAGGTATGATTGTTGGTGTTATTATAGGCATAGTAATTTGGGTCTGGATTCGTAGACAATGACATTTATTAAACCCTTGCGCGATGATCTAATGGTCCAACAACAAGTGGATGATGCTTGGCAGCATTTTGTTGGGGTGATCATGTTGAATCAAACTGGCCGCAAAGCCGTGAAGACCACTCTGCCAGAATTTCTATATTGGTTTCCTACAGCACTGGCATTGCTACAAGCAGACGAAGACTTTGTCAAAAGCATTATCCAACCACTCGGGATGGTTAATGTCCGATATACCCGCTTGCTTAGAATGAGTCAAGACTACTTGACTTGGGACGGAAATGATGCTACAATGTTATATGGCATTGGGAAATACGGCAGCGACAGCTATGAAATCTTTTACAAGAACAATTATAGTGTATTGCCCACGGATAAAGAATTAATAAGATATCTCAAGGAAGAAGTTAATAATGTTTTTGAAACTGCTTGAACGACTGGGCCGTAAGCGTATCATTTATGATCGTGTTAATAACGAACCGTATCTCGAACGGTATTATCTATTCTTGAAAGAAAGAAATCGTTTTCCATTTAATGTATTTTTACATAAATTCCTCAAAGGTGATCCTGACGATGTTCATGATCATCCGTGGCCCTATGCTACACTAATACTAAAAGGTGGATACTATGAATATACTCCTGATTTCGAAAATGGCCAAATGATTGGAGAGACCAAGCATTGGCGGGGACCTGGTCACTTTCGCACCTGTAGTTCTAATAGCTATCATCGCATCGAACTTAAACCTGGTGTAACTGCCTGGACATTGTTTATGCCAGGTCCACATAAGCGTGAATGGGGATTTTTAGTCAACAACAAATGGATACAACACGAACAATATCTCAAGGATAGAAATGAACAAACTCAAAATCAACCAGCATGAAGTAACAGGACTAGTCGGCAAGATTTGTAGAGAACTTGCTACAGGAACATGGAGGCCCGATTATATCGTAGGTATTACTCGAGGGGGATTGATTCCTGCTGTTATGATCAGTCAATATTTTAATATTCCGTTACATACTCTCAATGTAAGTCTACGAGATAGCGAGATTGGTCCGGAGAGCAATTTATGGATGGCTGAAGATGCGCTAGGTCCGTTGTCTAAGGATCGTGCAGCTGATAAAGATACCGCTTTTAAAAACATTTTAATTGTAGATGATATCAACGATCAAGGTACTACACTTAACTGGATTATGAAAGATTGGCCAAGTGGTTGCTTCCCAGATGATCCGGCCTGGGAAGAAGTGTGGAATAACAATGTTAAATTCGCTGTGTTAGTAGATAATCTCGCCAGCAAATGCAATGTTAAGATGGATTTCGTTGGCATGGAAGTCAACAAGGCAGAAAACAATGTATGGATTGATTTTCCTTGGGAAGATTGGTGGACCAAATGATTGATTCTAAAATTAAAGTTCATTGCACCGACGCAGGTAAAGATTTTGACATGCATGTTCTAGGTTACAAGCCTAAAGTATTTTTAGATGTTGCATTTCAAACTCTTAAACTACGATTAGCTTACATGGAACGTACTAAAGCATTTGCAGGCAGTCTAGGCGGCCGTGAGTTTGTTGTACGCGAAGATGATCTTCCTAGAGAAAAACAGGAGTATAAACGATGAACTTACATTATTCGTTAGACGATGCACGTGATGCAGGGCAGGCACCATGGAACGATGTTTTACAAGATGACTTTCATGTGGTTGTTTTTAAAGACAAGTATCCTGTAACAGAAGGTCACTTGTTGTTTGTGCCTAAATATTCAGCTGTGGGAGTGATTGAAGATTGTTTCGCTGATGCTCTAAGAGTAGGGCAGGAAAAAGTCAAAGCAGGTGAGTGGGATGGATTCAATATTGGCCTTAATTGGGGCGAAGCTGCTGGACAAACTGTGCCGTATCCACATGTTCATTTGATTCCCCGACGTAAAGGCGACATGGAAGACCCTACAGGCGGTGTCAGACATGTCATTCCAGAAAAAGGTAATTATAAAAAATGAGTGAAATATTGTGTCTGATCTAAAAACAATTTTAGTTCCTTGGAAAAAAGAACAAACTGGATTTTGGTGGAATGAAACCTGTGTCATGGTGTTGGAACACTTTGGCCTTCCAGGCGATCGATATACCAGCCATCCAGAAACAGATCAAATGACATTTAAATTTTATAACGAACACGATGCAATGCTGTGTAAAATATTGTTAAGCGATAGAGTATGAAGAAATATTTCATTGGGTTTGTTGTTGCCTGCGTCCTTTGGATTCTCTTTCTTTCTCAAGTAGAAATGCCAGAATATCGAGTCTACGACTGCGGCATGGCAGAATGGCATCCAGATATTCCAACTGACGTTAAAGAAGAATGTCGTAAACGTAGATATTTGGATTGGAAAAATAAGAACGACAATACTATTTGATCAGGAGTTAACATTGAAAAATTGGACAGTTGTATTAGAAGAAGATCCTGATACCGGTGATCTCATTATGCCAATACCACAGGAAGTGTTGGATCTGCAAGGTTGGGGCGAAGGCGACACATTAGAATGGATAGATCAGGGCAATGGCTCTTGGCAATTACAGAAAAAGAGTGTATAATAAACTATGAGTAAAATTAAAATTGCAGAGCTGTTTTACAGCATTCAGGGTGAAGGACGCTATATGGGTGTGCCTTCTGTTTTCTTACGCACATTTGGCTGCAACTTTAAATGTGCGGGCTTTGGTATGCCTAAAGATAAACTAAGTACCGAAGTTGATTCTATTGCACAAATCGTAGATAAATTTAAAACATATGAAGAACTACCACTTGTCAGTACTGGCTGTGATAGCTATGCAAGCTGGGATCCAAGGTTTAAGGATCTTAGTCCTATGCTTACTAGTGATGCTATCGCTGAGCGTATAATGGAAATCTTACCTTTTAATCAGTGGCAGGCTGAACATCTAGTTATTACAGGCGGTGAGCCTTTGTTGGGTTGGCAACGTGCTTATCCAGAATTACTTAACCATCCTAGTATGATCAAACTTAAAGAAATTACGTTTGAAACCAACGGCACTCAAAAACTCACTCCAGAATTTAAAACATTCCTACAAGAGTGGGGTCAGAATCCTCCATTCGCTTCTAGAGAAGTTACATTTTCAGTCAGTGCCAAGCTCAGCTGTTCCGGAGAGGAAAGACACGAAGCGATAAAGCCGGACGTTGTTTGTGAATATCAAGAAGCTGGTTATACCTATCTTAAATTTGTAATAGCCACAGAAGAAGATGCCGAAGAAGCCTTAGAAACTTTAGATATATATCGTGCAGAAGGATTTACCGGACATTGTTATCTCATGCCTGTGGGCGGAGTTGAAAGTGTATATACACTAAATAATCGCCGGGTGGCAGAATTAGCAATGAAGATGGGACTACGTTACAGTGATAGACTGCAAGTGCCGCTATTTAAAAATGAGTGGGGAACATGATGAATAAATGGATTGAAAAATTATTTGGTATTGACAAGATCAGAGCAGAAGCAGAACGATCAATAGGCATTGCAGCACAAGCCTCTGAAACAGCCAAAGCAGCCACTGAAGCTGCCGAACGTGCTACAGAAGCAGAGGCACAGGCCAAATTATCTCCAAAAGAACGTGCAACACGTAAAAAAGAACCGTGGGTAGGCGTAATCGAAACACATGTCAACAAAGATAATGTTCGTAATGGCTTTTTTGAGCTTGACTGGAACGACCTTTTTGTGTTAAAATTAAAGCAAGAGGGATATGGTGAGGACGGAGACAAAGACGAAGAAATTATAGATCGTTGGTTCCGTGAACTGTGTGCCAATGTAGTAGTCGATGGCGATTTCGGCGGTCCTGTAAACACAGGCGTAATTGATATTAAAACAGTGAAGAAAGATAATCTATGAATTATATCTTAGTTGATACAGCAAACACATTCTTTCGTGCTCGTCACGTTATCAACGGTGACGCTGATATCAAACTAGGCATGGCATTTCACATCACATTAAACAGTATTCGCAAAGCATGGCAGCAGTTCGAAGGTAGTCATGTTATCTTCTGTTTAGAGGGTAGATCGTGGCGCAAGGACTACTATGCTCCTTACAAGCGTAATCGTTCAGATGCTCGTGCCGCACACACAGAAAAAGAACAAGAAGAAGACAAAATCTTCTGGGAAGCATTTGACACGTTCAAAGACTTTATCGCAGAAAAAACTAACTGCACTGTTTTACAAAATTCACAATTAGAAGCAGATGATTTAATTGCTGGTTGGATACAAACACATCCAAATGACAAACATGTGATCATCAGCACAGACACAGACTTCGTTCAATTGATTGCACCCAATGTCACACAATACAATGGTGTTATGGAACATGTTATCACTGACAAAGGAATTTTTGATGACAAAGGCAAGCCCATCATTGACAAAAAAACACAAGAGCCAAAAGCAGCACCTAATCCAGAATGGTTGTTGTTTGAAAAATGCATGCGTGGTGATACCAGTGATAATGTCTTCTCGGCGTATCCAGGTGTGCGTACTAAAGGCACAAGCAAAAAAGTGGGTCTTAGTGAAGCGTTCGAAGATCGTAACAGCAAAGGATATGCGTGGAACAATCTCATGCTTCAGAGGTGGTCTGATCACAACGGTGAAGAACATCGTGTGTTAGAAGATTATGAACGCAATCGTCGACTGATCGATCTAAGTCACCAACCCGACGACATCAAAGAGATAATTGTAAACACTATTGCCACTGCCACTGCTGAACAAAAGAACGTGAGTCAAGTTGGTATAAGATTAATCAAGTTCTGTAATCTATGGGATTTGAAAAAGATTGCTGATCAGGCACAGAGTTATGCAGAACCACTTAATGCGAGATATACACAATGACAGACATACATGCTAAACCTATCATAGCAAATAAATTTTGGATCGTAGAGGAGAACGGTGAAAAGATTGCCACTCTAAGAAAAGACGACGACAATAGATTTTTTATGAGCAATGAGACAGGGGTAACAATTTACGAAACCAAAGACAGTCTAACTCGTCAGTTTGGTAAAAAGTTTTTCACAGTAAAAATTGTCAAGGAAGCCGACACAGCTCTACCTAATGAGGTTCATGGATACGCCACCAGTGCCGAACCTCACAATGCCATGTTTGATATTCGTAAGAAGCTGCCGCTATTCACTAAGAGCAGCGATTCCAAGAGTTTATACTGTGCAGGTTACTACTGTATAAAATTTGACAAAGGATGGGTCAAAAGTTTTTGTCCAAAAAAAATCACGCTGGAACGATATCCATATAAAGGTCCGTTCAAAACAGAATTAGAAATGAAACAGGTGTTGGCTAATGTCGCAAAATAATCTACCAGATACACTGCCCACTATACAGAAACTGTTGCAGAGAATTCAAGTAGCTGAACGCAGTCAACAAAAAGAAATACGCATTAGTTTACAAGAAGCACGTGATCTGACCACAGAACTAGCACTCATGTCTGCTAAACTAAGCAAGACTGTGGGCGAAATACATCAAATGCTAGCAGCAATCAAAGAATCAACCACTCAAATAGACGTAAAATTCGACGGCGGCAAGTTCTAAAAAGATATAAATATATACGTGGTTAATTAGGAACACGTATATGAGTAGACCCAAACCTAAAATTCTTTTAGAATATGCTAACAAAGAAACCTACAAGGTTGAGCAAATTCTCGATTCAGAAGCTATCTGGGCTGTGTTCTACAACGGCCAGCCTTTCAATCTCAAGAGCGGTAGTTTAATTGCTAGTTATCCTGGACCCAAATATAAAAAAGTTTCTTTTTCAAATCCAGGTCACGCACATAATTTGGCAAAAAAATTAAATCGATTATTCAAGACCAAAGACTTTGCTGTATATAAACTCACTGCAGGTGAAGAGATTAAATGACATGAACAAAGATGCCTACACTAAGGCGTTCTTGCAGGCAGCAGAATTACCCGTTAATGAAAAAAACATCAAAGACTACAAAGCTGTATGGTGGTGGAGTTTTCGAAAAAAAGATCAAGGCGGTTTAAGACTAACCGAACAGGCTCTCGAATTCATTGAGAAACATGCCAAAATTAAAACCTACAAGATAGAATTCCCCAAAGAATTTGCATTTACTCCACAGGTACTGCTTTGGTTAGACAACTATATCGATTCACCTTTCTTCGTCAATAAAAAACACATCATAGTAATGAAGGAAAAAGCTGCTTTTGAACTATATCTACTCAGTGGTGATGTTAGAAAGCTAGGGCACAATAGAGCCATGAGCAAAAGACTTAGCCAAGAATCCACCCCCGAATAATCCCCCTGTATAAATATTTTCACTATGTTTGACCTTAATCCAATGGACGTACTGCAACAGCGCAAGCTGAAGACTGTGGCCCCACATTTCACTGAATTGAATATTTCAGAATCTGAAATATTTGAAGGCATCGAAGATTGGATCAAAGTCAAACTCAAGGGCAGATATTATATCTGCAAAAAACCTGCTCTAGACCAGAGTGGAAATTTAAGATCTTCGCATTTCGTAGGTTTTGAAGATCAAAAAGAATTAACCTATTTCATGCTTGCATGCCCACATCTAAGGAGAAACTAATGTCAGAAGAAGTTAAAGATCAAGTCGTAGAGACACCAGCCCAAGCAGCGCCTGCGGCAACAGAAGCACCTGCAGCACAAGGTCCTGATTTAAATATCAGCGATCTGTTAGCCGTAAAAAATATCATCGAAGTTGCAACAAGTAGAGGAGCGTTCAAAGCAGCAGAATTGGAAGCAGTTGGTAAAAGTTTCAACAAACTAAATGCCTTCCTTGAAGCTGTATCTAAAAAGGAAGCCTAAATGAGAAGCTTAAAACACATAGGCAGAATTCAAAACACAGGTGCTAAAGTCATAGTGGTGTTTAGAACTCTGCCAGGAGAGTCAAATATGGCTCTAGTATTACCGGTAGCGCAACTGCCAGATCAGTATCATGATTCAATTATGACTTTGATAGAAACTGATCAAGCGCAGGACGCATTTGAGTTTGGCGAAATCATGCACATACGCCCATTCCCAGACGGCAGACCTATGCTGCGGGCCATGCAGGCTGATAACAGACTAGTAAAAGTAGCCACTGATGCTGTGATGATGACTCCTACTACCAACGATACTGTGCTGTTAGCTAATCTTAACACACTGATAGCAGAACAGAAGAACTGCACCGTAGATGATCTATGCACATTTGTAGCAGGTGCTCCGTCCGCTAAAGCCGATGTAGCTTCAGTAAATGATATCGCTCCTGCAGTAGATTCAGACATTCCTGCACCATTACGTGCTCAAGCTGCATCAAACGAAGCATTATCTGATAAAGATATTGCCAAGAGCTATCGCAGTCAAGCTGATGCCATGTATAAAGAAGCAGCAAGATTACGTAAAGAAGCAGAAGATCTTGATCCCACAGTCAAGAAGGTTAAAAAGGCAGAAGAAACTGCTGATGCCTAATCCTTTGTTCAAACCTCCACGCCATCTTGTGAAAGAATGGCCGGAGGTTTTTGAAGATCTTTATATGAATACCATGCCTGTGGCGTATCTGGATTCAGTACGACTGGATTTTATAGATGGCAGAGTATGGGAAATCGATGTGAAAAGCGAATTGACCAAACAAACTTCCGAAAGCATTGCTGACGTATTGCTTAACACACTCCAAGAATACAAGGATGAAATCAAAAAGATCGATTTTAAAGTTGATATATCTCGTTTGAAAAACGATATTGCTAGCGAAACAAACAAACTATTTTAATTACCATTTACCAGAATCTTGGTAGTGGTAATTAAAACTGAAATCTGTGTCTTTTAATTCTTCAATTAGTTTTAAATGCACGTCATACTTTGCTGTAGTCCAATCACTTTCACCATTACTCCCTGGCACTGCTAATGTTCTAGCACGTTTAGCCGACATAGAAGTTTCTCTAGAATAATCCTGATATTTCCAAGCATCGGTATCTTGTTTAAAATTAAATTTAAAATCGGCCAACCATTCTCCTGAGGCTGTTATTTTAAAATTGTAAATGGCTGTTAAATTACACCCTAGTCTAGTTCCAAACTCGTTATTAATATCGTCTGGAGTAATTGCTACGTCAATTTCGTATCCTCCACGTGCTCTCCATAGCAATCGTAACAAAGGCCATATTTCATTTACTACGCTATCGGCCAACGGATTAATATTAGGGTTAATTATATTAAAATCAAAATTTTCATATTCTATAGAGTTTAATACCCTATTCTTGTGAAATTTAATTTTGTGATATTTGTCTGTGCTAAAATTAGCAAAATTACCGCCTGTTAGTTTATTAACCAATCCAGCTTTTGGAGTATGTTCTAAAAAGATATTAAATGTAACTAATCTTATTGCTCGATGAACTTTTGAATTTCTAAAATCATGTGTGATCCAATTATTCATATAATAGGCTTTTATCATTCCGTATTTTTCAGAGTTTTGAGATAAAATTGTATCGGGCGGCTCTGTGAATCCGTGTCCACACGCAATTACTTCTATGTAAGAACGATTACGCCATATTAGATTCAAAGACTCGTAAAAGTGTTGCATCTCTTCTGTAGGAAATCCTATGATCCAATTAGTATGAGCTTCTACTCCGACCAATGACCCGTGATACAGGTTTTGTTCTATTTCATCAACAGTAACACGTTTATCCATGTCTTTAAGAACTTTGTTAGACCCAGATTCTATTCCGTAACTCAACATCTTACATCCAGATCCTGCAAGGTCTTGATAATATTTAAAGTCCATCTTTTCATTACAACGAGCATATCCAGTCCAATTAATTTTAATTCCGCTGGCAATGACTCCTTTACAAAATGCTCTTAATTCATTTATGTTACCATTCACTAGGCTGTCAAGGAACCAAACAAAATCTATTCCGTAGTTGTTGTACAAATGAACAATTTCATTTAAGGTGTTTTTAGCCGATCGTCCTCTGTATTTCCAAAAATGTGTTTCACTGCAAAACACACACTTGGCAGTACATCCTCTACTAAATTCAGCGTTAACTCCGTTGGGCATTTGATATTCTGACAACTCAAAATGACTGTAATCTGCCCAAGGTAATCGATCTAGATCTAATCTCTGTCCTTCTTGTTGTGCTATAGTTACCTGTAAAGACGATGCGTTATCTGTCTCTATTTCATCTAAAACTTTAAGCAGCATTTCTTCGCCTTCTCCAGATACAACATAATCATAATACGGTTTATCTGGTCCAGGAGGAAATGCGTGGCACTGCGGGCCGCCTACCATAATTTTAACATGCGGATATCTTCGTTTAATTTCAGATGCCATCCAATCCGTTGGTTCTTGATTGCAGTAATATAAACTGAATCCAACAATATCCACCCTGTCTGTTTCAATTTGTTTTATATATTTTTCCATCAATGGCTGCATATATTTGTGCAGGTGCTGATGATATGACTCTCCCATCCATCTCCACTCTTTGCTGCCGTGCCAAGGATTAAAGTCGATATCCCAATTAGATTTATCTTTGTATGCTTTGATGTTTAAATCAACTCCGTCAGCACTGTATCCTGCTTCTTTGGCAACCGATATCAATCTTGCTAGATTGTAAGGTGGAAAATTAATGGCCCATTCAGGCAATAAGAAAAATCTTACTTTAGATTTTCTAGTAACATTATTAATAACTACTTCTGTGAGATTTTTCTGAGGTGTAGATCTAGCATAAGGAAGTATAGCTTCCATTATTTTTAAATGTTTATCATCTAAATCTACAGGTTTGTGTAGTGTTGCTTTGACTATTGGAATATTTTTTTTCATTAAAATTTTGCAATTAATATATCACTAGAAAGTTCAAAATCAAAAAATCTAATATCTGGACTTATTTTATCAGTTTTTCGAATCCTAGCACATTTACTGTATAAGGTTAATTCTACATCTTTTGTTCTTGCAAATTTTGTAAAAGCATTATAAACCATAGGAGAATTAATATCGTCGCCAAATATGCAGCCGCCGTCTAATAATCGATCCCATGCATAGTTTAAATCTGCAGTAACCTCATCTTCACTGTGTCCAGCATCAATAAACACCACTGAAAGATCTTTAAGATCTAAAGATTTACTATCTCCTGTATGAGGTATAATATTTGGAAAATCTTCAATATGCATTTTTTGAATTTCTAATAAATCTAAGGATGTTAGTAGAGGTAGATTATGTGAACTCCTCATTGATTCTAACATATGGTTATTTTCTTCGAATTTATTTAAATCAATTGTATGTATAATCACGTGTTGATTATCTTTCGCTAATAAACAAGTAGATCCTCCAACAAACGTACCCATTTCTAAAATCAAAGATCCTTGCGGCAATTTAGAAATTTCTAAATTAATCCAATTAATAATCCACCCATAAGTACAACTAAATGGTTTTTCTAAGAAACATTGTTTTAATTCTTCACGTATGTTGTTGTATGTAAAATTTATTTTATTCATTTAGATGATAGAAATTTTTTTTCTTCGTTAGACACTGAATGGCCAATTAGTCTTTTTGTTATTAATTGTTTGTTATTTACTAACTCATTGTTAGTTATTCCGCTGTGTAAGTCATTAATACATTTATCTAGATCTTCCTTGGTCCAAGATAGTATTCGATCAAATGAATCTAAGAAAAAAGTTTTTTTATCTAAGTGAAGCAATTTGGCGTCAAATGAAGTTTTCCAAGGAAACATTATGTAAGGTACATCTAGCATATGACACAAATGAGCAATACCACCTTCGTATCCAATAACACATTCACAATAATTTGATATTAGATTAACTTTTTCTTCTACAGAAACATCTTTACTATCTAATGTAATTACTTCCCAACCAAATAATTTTAAAAGTTTGTATAATTCTGAATATTTTTGTATAGGATAGTATTTTGATTCAGGGTATACTAGTCCTGGATTTTCAAATGCTTGACTATCTTGATAAGCGGCAATACCGATAAATCTTTTGTTTTGTTTATTATTTGATAGTTTGTAATAGGGACTATAGATTTTAAAAATATCGCTAGGTTCTATTTCATTTTGTAAATCAGTTGTTTGATGTATTCGTAATATATCGTCTGAGATATTAAAAATTTTTTTATATTTTTCAAAATTGGTGTTATTTAAACTTTTATTAATATTAAGCTGTGAAACTTTATAGTCTAGTAAGGTACATAAGACTATTAACTCTGTTCCCAACCCTTTACGCCAATTTCGATCTAATGTAAATTCCATTTTAAATAGCCTGCATTTTTTTTAATTCATTTTCCAACCATACAGCTATTTTTTTGTGGCCTTCGATATTGGGATGAGAATTTTGAGTGAATAAATGTTTGTATTCAACTGGGGGCTTCCACTTGCTGTGATCAGAAATCCTTGGAACACCGTTGCCCCAATTGTCAGTTAATATATCGAGTAGGGTGTTTCCCGGCGTGGCAAGCCCAATATAGTTGTTGAAATTAAATTTTTTTATATCTTCTTCTGATGCATCTTGTAATGGGTCATGAAACAAATTAAATTTAACTATATTAAGATTATACATTTTTTCTAGTTTTTCTAATACAGAAAATGTATAGAATGTGTCAATTGTGCAAATCCTAGTGTCAGGGTGGTCGTGTAATAATGATCGATTTATTAATCCCGGTCCACGAGTTTTTCTTAAAAATTCAGGAGCTAGATGAGGTATCATAAATCTATCACGCAGAGGTGTAGTAATGCCAAACAATATTAGATCATCAGAAGACATGTTAGTGCAATCTAACCATAACTGATCTAATTGAACAAAATTACTACACCCACTAATTGCTCGATTTGTTAAAGTTACATTAAGTTTTTTTGCTAGTACTGATGCAAAACTAACATTATATCTATTATATTCCATGTTTTCTAGTATAGCGTCGATCCGATCAGGAATATCCTGATCACCTGCTACAAAACTATCACCGTATGCCCATAGTTTCATTTGTTTAATAACTCCCATTCAGTAGGCCACAATTTTTCAAATTTTAAAGTTTCATTTTTTAAATAGGTAGTTTCTAATGAATATATTTCTTCTACAAAACTTTTATTTGTTGATTTTGTTTTTAATGTGAGATTTTTCTTAAAAGTCAATAACCACTCTAATCCGGGAGCATCTGGAAATAATTTTTCACATTGAGTGATTTCGTCGATTGCACGTTGCTTTAATTCAGGAGATAATTTAAGAACACTAGCTGTAGAATTTTCTCCCGACGACTCTAATAAATTCCAAAATACATTTTTAATTTTATTTTCCTGTATAAACTCATAAAATTCAACAAGATTAAATGCAGAATATATCGAATATAAACTATGTGCATCTATATTATTGGATGTTTTTTCTTGTATGTAATTTATATTTTTTGCAAATAGATCCCAAGATGCTCCTCGTCTTACATACTCGTATCTGTTGCCAACTGTTTCAAAACTAACTCCCCATTTTGTAGTTCGTTCATTTATTAATGTTTGTGCAATTGAGTTAGATTCTAATGGTATTGCTAGATTGGATAAGATGTAAAAACTTCTATCATCTGTTATAGTATTAACTAATCGTAGATTTTGTTTTTGTAATAACGGTTCGCCGCCTAACATTAAGATATTTTCTATAGAGTCTATGTTTTTTTCAATCATGAGAAATAAACTATTTTCGTTTTCATCTTTGATTGTATTAATTTTTAAACCCTTCAACGTTGCCCACTTAGAACTAAAATATTCATAACAATAAGTACAAGATAAATTACAAGTGTTACTCCAGCGTAGATCTAATCTTCTCAATTTAAAAAAAGAATTATCAACAGGTCCGTAGTCAGTTTGAAATCTTTCCAAATCACTGTCTCTTTCTGATCTAGCATTTTGAGATTCTTGTTGTTTACATTGTCTGCAAGACTCATGCCATTTACCATCAAGAATATGCTGTCGAATATCGGTTGCAACCTTTCCGTTGATTAGTTCGTCAATTGTGTTTGTATGTAACGATCCTATAGAATTAGATGCCGAACAACAAGTCTTGACGTGGCCATCCGGTCCTAAGAAAATCTCAGTGAACGGCAAAGAACAAAATGTTTCTTTGTTCATTTAGATACCTTTATTTCCCGCCAATTTCTAGATTTGTCGTCCATCTTTTCGTGTGTATAAATTCTATCTACTCGACTAAAGGTTCCGCATATGTTAGCACAATATGCCATTTTGCCTTCGGCACAGCTAGACTTGGTCCATGAGTCCGTAAACACCCGATCCAGGTGATGACCTTCCATGATTTCTTGAAGGCTATGTTTGTTAAGGTCGAAGTGATCCCAGCCGTACTTTTCAATCTCGTAATGCAGTTGCAGGCTTTGGCTATCTGAATGTACGCCGTTTAAGTGTGTGCCCATGTAACAACAAGGGATAACACGACCCTTTTGATCAACAAATATTTCTCTACCACCATTTCTAGTTTCGGCTTTACACTTGATGCTAGCACTATCTAATATAGAATTATCTTCTGAACGTAGCATGTCATATACGTTGGCAACACGTTCAGGATGATTGTTGTGTGTTAGTTTATTTTCTTTAAGACGTTTGTAATCATCTATACTAAATTTCCAAAATTGATCTTGTACTTGTCCTTGAGGATTTTCCAAATTTCTATTCTTTGGGTCTACAGGAGCATCGATCCAATAATCAAATTCACCCTCGCGAGTCATTGCACTCATGCGTACTAAACTTGTACCGTTATCAACGCCCAATGCTTTCTTAGGAACAAATGCATGAAATCCCATGTCTTTAGAAAGTTGTTTAGCTTCGTCGATTTGATGTTCGTTATGTTTAAAAATCAAGTAGTCCCATTCTGCACGACCACCTGCATCTATGAATGCTTTTGCATTTGCTATGAGCTTATCCCACTCTACGTTTCTTCTGTACAAGTGGTTTGTGTCTGCTAGTCCGTCGATACTAAATGTAATTTGCCATGACCAGTGATCTCTTAGTTTCTTTGAAAACAAAGTTCCCATCTTAGCCCAGAATTCTGGTTTACGCATTCCACCGTTCGTATTCATACGAATGACAGTTGTTGGACTTACTTGATCTATGTATTCGCAAATCTCGTATAGATCTTTTGCCATGCCGGGGTCACCGTGAACACCGCAAAACAAAATTACTTCACACTTGTTAACAACTTCTGGTGGAAAATATTGTTTAAATTTTTCAATAGTAATTTGATCTATTTCTAAATCTGGACGAGTAAGTGGACTGTTAACATGAAATCGAGTACACATTGGACACGCAGCATTACACGCATTAGACAGCTCGATGTGTAATTGATCTAGTTGATCAAAATTAAAAAAGTTATTATTCATAGTTTATTGTCTTTGCATATTCTGGATATACTGTTGCAAAATTTTGTCCTCGATATTCATCGTGTGCTTTTACATGTCGATTAAACTTTTCCCAATTTTCTGATTTAGCAGTGCCGTTAATAATAAAATTAATAATTCCTGGAATATGATACTCATACATATACCCATCAACATCTTCTTTAGGAATTGACTTGAGTATATCAACAACATAGGATTTTACGTCCGTTGGCAGTTGAGTTAAGTTATATTGTATTGGTCCGTGTACTAAATTAAGATAGGGTCCAAATTCTTTAAAATTTGTATTGTGTTCTTTTAATATTGCTGGCAATCCTGTAATGTTTATTGTACTCAAAGTAATACACCAACCTAGATAGATGTTACCTGTTCTATTACTAAGTTCTACTGCCTTTTTCATATTTTCTTTTACTTCGCTCCATTTAGCAGGATAACGCATGTATTCGAATTGTTCTCCTATACCGTCGACACTGAATGATAAATGTACGTGTCTAAAATGTTTGAATATTTCAACTTTTTCAGCAGGCCACTGTGTGCCGTTGGTAGCATAGTGTACTTCGATATCTTTAGCATATCCTTTTTCAACAGCAACTTCTAAGATACGCCACATTTTTTTACTCATGAAAGGCTCACCGCCATAGAAGTCGAACTGTTTAATCGTTGCTAAGTTATTTTCTAGATCATCCCAAAACGGACTTTCGTCATCGTAGTGCTGATGATACTTTTTCATACTTTGAGCAAATAATTTATATGTAGAATATCTCTGGTTTTCATAAACATCGTAGTCCTCTTCCATCCAAGTACTACTAGAATGACTTCCGCAGGTTCTGCATTTTAAATTGCAGGTATTGCCCAAGTTTAATTCAACTTTGGCAAGACCTTTAAAGGGTGCATTTCCTTTACGTAACCAGTCAACGTATTTGTCGTTATCGCGCTGACGCTTACTTTTACGACCAGCGTCTTCTTCTTCGAAACACCAACTGCACTTATCGTGTCTCTTTCCGGAACCCAATGTATCTCTCACTTCCTGAAATGCTTTCTGATTAAAATTAATTGCAATAGGTTCAGCACCTAATGAATGTTTTAGATCTTGATCTCGATACATGCAACAAATTTTTGTTGTACCAGTATTATTTCCACTCATTGCGTGGTCAGCGTTTACACACCAGGTAGTTTTATTTTGTTCGTTTATCATAATTTTAATAGTTCTCTAATACAGTTTGGGTCGTTTGAAACATTTTTATCTTTAAGGATATCTATCATAGTCGATGTATTATTTAAATTTTCATACATGCGATCGGCAACTAATTTATTATTTTTCCAATTCATGTGGCAATATCGCATATCGCCTGAGTATATCATTTTTATAAATTGTTCTTGTTCTACAGGTGTTAATTGTTGTTGTTCAAATTGGATTAGGTCAATAGCATTATATATGCAAAATCCTGCTCTGCTTTCATAATTAATCAACGTACCGTTATCAAACGGCATGAAATTTATCAATTTTATGTTATTATCGCGACATAGTTGATTCACATCATTAAATATTTTTTGATATACAAAAAGATCAAACTCTTCCGAGTTTACGATGGGGTATGTATCTAAAAGAATTTTTGCAACATCACGTTTTTCTTTGGCTATATTAGGAACGAATAATTTATTTACAGTAATATGGTGCATTGTTTCGTATTCTTTTTGGAGACTATGCCACCGATTGTGCTGACTATATACAAATACTATGTGTGAGTAGTCTTTGTAATGTTTTATAAAATTATTAAAACTCCACCAGATACTTGTTCCATGTAGTGCGTATAAAGTAGAATCAATATTTAATAAATCAGAAAGAGTTTTCGCCCATGGCTCTCCAGATATGGGTAGAGGAGATAGGTCTTTACTTGCAAAGCTATCTCCAAAAATTCCAAGATGTTTTTTAATATTCATTGTAAACTGTTTTGCACAATTCGTAAAAATCTTTATATTCTGGAAAGGTCTTTAATAAGTTAGTATTTAACCGCTTGTCGTTTTCTGAAAAGAAGCTGTAAAAGTCTCTGCGACCAGCACGAATTTTTTCTGCAGGAATTGTTTTTTCCTTCATATAATCTGTAACACGAAGCATTTTTTCATATTCAACATCTGTAAACCATTTTTTATTATCTACAATAAATTGTAGTTGACGTTCTTGATGTTTTATGAAATCGTCTGTAAGAATATTAATCATCCAGTGTGGTGGTTCTTTTAAGTAAGGGGTATCAAAGGAGACTGATTCAAATCCAAACTTCTCACGCCATTCAATCACCTTTTCTAATAGTTGTTGAAAGTTAGTTACACAAAGAACATTATATGTACACATTAAGTTTACAGTAGCACCTGCTTTGATTACTTCTATCATGTTGCGTTCCCAGTGATCACATTTAAGTCCTGTACGCATATACTCTGCTTGCTCGCCCCAACTATCAATGCTGGTAAAGAAACTAAACTTACGAATTTTCTTTTGACGAACCAGACTAGTTACTCTTTGAATAAGTCTGTCAACACGATCGAATGTTACACCTAGATTACTGTTTAATGTAATTTCTAAGTGAGGGGCTGGTTCGTCTTCTAACAGATCAAAAAACTGCATTGCACCTGGATTCATTAGAGGTTCACCGCCTGTGATGCGGAGTGTGTGTAGATCTTTACGCAGACTGGGCCACCATTTCCAGAATGCTTCAATGTAGGGATTTTCGTCTTTAGGACCATAGTATGTTCCGTTGGTCATAAACTCAATGCCATACTGATTATAGGTTAGATCGTAATTACCATGCTTCTTGATTTCTTCTGTCCACATGGTGCTTGCTTGTGGGCAGCAATAACCGCAACGATAATTACAGCCATTACCAAAACTAACTTCTAGGTAACGAGGATTAACTGGTGCATCCCAGGGAAGCTCTGCTAGTTTTTCAATCAGCGGTTCGCTAAAATCACTTGAACTATGTATCATTCTGTCACTGATATGCTCGCCTGGTAGATCTTCAATATTCCAACAATATTGGCATTCGTTAGGGCGACCTCCTTCTAACATAGTTTTACGCTGTTCTTTTTTCCATCTTGTATTGTGTAACGCACTAGGATCTGCTGCAATTTCATCTAAGCCAATATGATGCGGGCGTGGATGATAGCAACTATGATTATCACCGGTGTGTAGATACAGAGTTTGGTGCAACCACTTCATTGCACAGAATCCCGAACCAACTTTGTTTAATCTATCTCTTACGTTTTTAATAAACGTTACTCTGTTTTCTTGCATTTTGCCTCGCATTCTTTCCAGAAAGTTTCTAACTCTGGAAATGTATTTAAAAAATTTGTGTCTTGACGCTTGTCTTGCTGGCTAAAAAATAAATAAAAATTCTCTTTAGCTAATTCACTGTTAAATCCAGTGTCTGATTTAATCCAATCGATCAATCTCTGTACTTTGCTAATTTCAAAGTCGCTAAATCCTTTAAACTCGTTCCATTTGGTTTCTGGATTATATTTCATAAACTCAATTGTGCGTTCTAACTCAGAAACTAAATCAGGTAATAATTTAGGATTCAAAAAATCGGGATCAATTAACTGAGGCACATCAAACCAAACCAACTGACGACCACTGTTAAATTGTTTGCGTAATTTTAATATATTTTCCATGTATTCGTAAAATCGTGTGTACGACAACGCATTAAAAGTGATAATAAATGTCAAACTATGTTTATCGCTGTTTTGGAGATAATCAGTTACATTGGTGTATAGCATGTCAAAGTTCATGCCGTTACGTATATATTCAGCCTGTTTGCCCCACGAGTCTAAACTGCAAAACAACATAAAGTGGTCAATTGCATTTTTTTCAGTGATTTTCTTCAATGATATCATGAACTTATTCCACTGATTTCCAGGCGGGCAGCAATTTGACGTTATAGACAGGTTTAAGGCAGGATGTGGGTGCTCGTATACATAATCAAACATTTTAAAAGTATTTTTATCCATCAACGGTTCGCCACCAGTCATACGGAACGTTTGTAGCTTTGGATAAACTACAGGCATCCATTTCCAAAAGGCTTTTAGATAAGGATTGTCAGGACCGTTGTCGATATTGAGTTTTTTTACCCATGTAATGTCATTGTGCCAGCGATCAGATAAAGTGATAGCACCGCTTTGTTCTATATCCTGTTGCCATGCTGTGCTTAGGTGCGGACTACAATAGCTGCATTTAAAATTGCAGGCCTGATTGAAGTTTACTTCAACATATCGAGGTATTGCATCACCTTCAAATCCCAATGCCTTGGCTTCCTCAATTAGTCCGTCTTCGTAAACGTCCTTACTGCGATATGCGCGATCGCTGAGTTGATTGCCACTGTCTTCGATTTGCCAACAAAATTCACATTCTTTAGGACGAGTCCCTTCTAGCATTAATTTACGTTGTTCTTTTTTATACTTGGTATTATGCAACGCACTTACATCGATCACTATTTCATCTAATGGAATTTGATGTGCTCTAGGATGATAACAACTATGAGTCTTTCCTGTGGGAATATGTATACTAACGTTATACCATTTGGCAAGACAGAAACTAGGACTAACCTTGTTTAGTTCTTTATACACATATTCAGCGTCGGCAAGATAACGAGATTCATATCTACCATTAATCTCTTTAAGTTCATTGCCTTTTATATTACGATTATATTCCACTAAACTGTTCCTGTAACCATTCAAAGTCATTGATTTTATTAAGAGCGTCTGGATTATTTTTATTAGTTTCGCCGTAATGTCTACCCGCCTGTGCCCCGGCAATTGCATATGCCCCAAACGGTTGTTCAACACCAGCTGAACACCATATGTCCAATCGTAGTTTAGTTTCTTCTTCGTACTGCCTTTCAATAATACGACTAGCTAGTTTACAACATTCTCTAAAGGCCGATCTCCATGTTGCAAACTCATCAGTATTGAAAGAGTTAATATTAGACACAGTATTCATGGCTTTAAACTTGTCAGATATACTTGTTGTCATATCCGAAGTATTAACATTCATATTCAATGTTAGGTGTCTTGGTAATAATTTAACACCACCGTTACCGTATTCTAAATTGTTAATAGGATTTTTACTTTGCCACACATGAACACAATCTATATCATAGCTTGACATCACTGTATCAAAACTAAAACTGTCTTCAATTATTGCATCGCCATCGACTATCCATATCATATCAGTATCACATATACTTGCTGCTTTAATATGTGCATTGTGAATTCCTTTCACGCCACGCACTCGTTTGGCCCTAGGACACATATCTATTAATTTTTTATAGTTCTCGTCAGCGTTGGGCTCGTTATAAGAAATAAAAACAACATCATATAAACGATGTTTAGATACTAGTCGATCATGTTCTTTTTTCTCAATTAAAAATCTATGTTTAAATTCTCGTTGTCCTATAATTTTATCTTTAGACAATAATACTAGTCCGTTGGTATGAATTTCTTTACCGTTAAACAGATGCTTAAATGTATGATTTTCTTTTCTATCATGATCATATTTTCCATCATTAGGATCAAAATATAGATCAAATACAGATTCATCTACAATATCTATCTCAGGCCATATCCCCCAAAACATCGGCTGTGTTTCATTTTTTAAAATGTCTGTGTAGTTGTCGTATGACGAAAGAACATATCTATTATATCTATACCGACTAACAACAGTTGTATGTTCTTTTTTGTCTATTAAATATCTACGGTTAAATTCTTTTTGCGAAATAACTTTTTCTTTTGAGAATAAAACTAGCCCGCACAAATATGTTTCTTTGTCATTGCATAGATTTTTAAACACGTGATTTTCTTTTCTATCATGATCATACTTTCCATCGTTGGGATCAAAATATAAATCAAAAATTGTTTCATCTATAATGTTTATTTCGGGCCATATACCCCAGAATAAAGGTTGAGTTTCTGTTTCTATAATTTGTTTATATTCTTCGTAACTGGAAATATTGTATCGATTATATCTATACCTACTAACTATGCGGGTATGTTCTTTTTTGTCAATTAAATATTTTCTATCAAATTCTTTCTTAGAAATAATTTTAGATTTAGAAAATAAAACAACTCCGCTTAGATATGATTCTTTATCATTGCATAAATTTTTAAATACATGATTTTCTTGCCTATCATAATCTAATGCACCATTGTTAGGATCAAGATAAAAATCAAATATTGTATCGTCAATAATTTCTATACTAGGCCACTGACACCAAAACATTTGTTGTTTTTCATTGTCAATAATCTCTAAATAATCAGCATAAGAATTAATTTTATAAACTGGGTATTGATATTTGCTGACAACTTTGTTGTGCTCTTTTTTATCTACAGCATACTGTTTATCAAACTCTCGATTTGATAAAGGTTTATATTTGCTGCAAAGGATTACTCCGCTGAGATAAGATTCAACACTATTGCAGAGATTTTTAAATACATGATTTTCTCTGCGGTCATAACTATTATGATGACTAAAATATATGTCAAAAATTGATTTGTCAGTTACAGTAACTTCTGGCCATACTAGCCAAAACATGTCGTCGGTTATGTGTTGGTATTCGTTGAATGTATTAGGACTGTATGTTTTATATTGTTTTGGAATACTAGCAACAATATCAATTTCTTTTTTAGCTGTAAAAAATCTATGATGAAATTCACGCTGAGAAATCGTCAACGATTTAGGAAACAAACAAATACCATCATAGTGTTCTCCGTTTTTAAAAACGTGAACATACATGTCATCCCACTTAGTGGCTTTATAATCTAATAAATTAAATTCTGTAAGATTTATATCGTCCCAGATAACCCAGAACATTTTTGTAAAGGATTTAGATTGAATTTCTTCGTAAGATTTTATGTTTGTTAATTTTTGAGCAAGTGGATACCTAGACTTTATTGTTGACCAGTCTTTGTCATTTCCGTTGCTTGCTGAAACATAAAAAATATCATACATTCGTAGGCACCGGCATCTTAAAATAAGTGTCGTTGAGATTCATGGTTTCATTATACAAATCTAAAGTAAATTTGCTCTGCTGTGCATCAAGAAAAGGCCAATCTAATCCCAGACTCATTTTTATTTTATCGCCTAAATTTTTAATCTCATCTATTAATCCGTCACCGTTTACTTCTTGATAAGGTTTTCCATATTGATTCCATATATCTCTGAGTATTTCAAAATCTCGAACATCAACATAATTCCATTCAGTGCAGTTGGCCATCCATGTTCCTAGTCTAGCACCATAGACTGCATAGATTCCATTTTCTTCGTGAGCACCCACAGTTGACCACATGCGCAGTCTGTGAATATTATGCCACCATATGCGTTCTTTAATTTCCATCGGAGGAACTTTAACGCCGTCAAGCAAGGTCATTTTAACACCTTCTCGAAATCCTGCTCTCCATGCTTGAAATGATGATCCTGTAATAACACTTTCACTGAACGTTAATGGAAAATTTCTATATCCATCTTCCCAACAAAAATCTACTTGGCCGCGATCACTGTTGGAATTTTCATGTGTCTTCATGTTCAAGACAAAATCCTTACGCCAGATTTTTAATCCACCATTGCCATATCGAAGACCGTTAATTGCATTACGACCACACCAACCATAGACCTGTATCTTGGGATCACTCATGTCAAGGTCGATGTTAAAAAATCTAGGATCTACAATGTTGTCAGCATCAACTGTGATAAACCAATCTGTTTCACTGGCTTCTGCTGCGGCTTTATGGGCATGGTCAGATCCTTTGACTCCGTGAATGCGTTTAGCCCACGGAACTTTGTTACACAAATCAGCATAATGCAGATCTGCATTAGGCTCATCGTAACTTAAAAAAACTACATCAAACTCGATTACTTTCATTTATATTCGATCACATAATTCTTAAATAGGCGTCTTGTATACACACTGAATCTATCATATTCAATGTTTTTAATTGTTACATTATGCCCAACTAGTTCATTTAGTTTAACAGAAAACATCTGAAAAATCAAGTTGGGATCGTTGTAATCGGTGATTAAAAAATCCATATCGGTAGAACCATCCCAAATAAATTGTCTTGTTCCGATGCTGCCTTTGTGTTTTTTAGTTCCACCGTATTCTGTAGACAGTTGAATTTTCAAATATTTGCTTTTCGAACTGTATGTTAGATGTATGTCCGATTTAAATTCTTCCAAATATTTGATGTCAGGAATTCTATGCAATACATCATCTAATTTGTTTAGTGTCTTTTTTTCAGCTATCTCTAACTGTCCTGACTCTACATTTATTTGACAGTTGTGTATCTGTGTTTCAGCTGTGATTATAGATTCAGCAATTTCTTGTGATATCTGCACTGTATGTTTTTGATCTGCAAAAGCATGATCTGGTCCTACGCTGATAACTCGACCCGTATTTGGATCAAACACCGCTACATATTGTATAATCGGTGGCTTGTATTCTTTCAGCCATTTATCAAAATCTTCTATAGTTTCCATGCTTTGGTCTCCAAGATATGTATGCACTCATCTGTGATTAAATTTTTCTCTACGTAATGCACAATATCATTCTGTTGAAAATTTCCTATCTTTAGTCTAGCATCTGCATTGAGATAAAATCCCACATGATCGCTCCAAGTGTCAGCCGGCCACGGCCAATTTTGCAGCATTGGTTTCATATGCACTACTCGAGGAAATGGTAAATCGTATGCGACGTCATCAGTTATATCTAGTATTTTAGCAGCCAGTGCGAATGCTTCATCTGTGCCAACGACCTTGGGTCTATGTTCATTTAGAAACTGATTAGTGAATTCATTGGGATTTTTTATAATCTGTCGGCCTAAATCAAAAAATTCTTGGCATAGCACAGATCCTTTAGAGAAAAAAGTCCACATAGAGTATAAATCTGGCAGGCAGTTTCTGTCAAAGGTTTTTCTATATGTGCGATCTGTGATTGTTTCGCCCCTATAGGTATAGACTTGGTTGGCCACATATAATTCACTGTTAGCAATAAAATAATCAATCCAATGACTGTAATCTCGTAGGAATAACATGTCAGCGTCAAGGCATACTGTGTGATCAAACGGAGACAGTTGATCCATCCACGATCTACCATCCCAATATTTCTCTTGGTCCCATTCTATCACTGTGTCAAACACCCACGGACTTGATAATTTTTCAAGCGATTTTTTGTTGTCAATTACCAATGCCACCTTGTCATACCCTGGTTTTTGTGTGGTTTTTATACTCAGAGCTAGAGCATAGGCGCACTTGAGATAATCAATGTCATCATTGTGTGCTACAAATAACAGATACCCAAAGTTCATATCAACTCCATTAACTGTTGTTGATGTCTCAATATACTTTGTTTATTCATCACATGTATATCAACTCCAGTCACTGATGCTGCACAATATGTGGCATCCAATCGATGATCGATCAAGAATGTCAATTTGTCCTTGTCGACGGCTGTGAGTATGTCTTTGTCCATCACTGATAACACAGGCGGCAGCGTTGGTGTGTTCATGTTTTCAAATCCATCTAGCATATGCTTGGCAACACTAAACGCTATGTCATTTCTATATTGTCTATGATCAAATCGAAAGACATCAGCATAGTGCTTGTAATTTTCTTTGATTAAATTCACCGTATCAAAAAACAGTTTGGACTGTGGATTTTTCGTGAACATCACTGTGGTTGCCCAATACATTTTACAGCTGGTTTCACAGACGTATCTATCAAGGTATCCTAATCTATCTTCGCTATATATGTCGTTGATCGAATCTCCTATCATAACGTCAGCTTCTACATTCCAATATTTGTTTAGATTATCACTGAATATTAAAAAATCGCTGTCTATCAGCAGTGTTCTATCATAGGGTGTAAGGTCCCATACAGAATGTCTGTTGGTATTGCAAAACGGTATTTTTTTATTAATTACACCGTCGTGCAATCCACGTTGATTATCCGTAACAGGCTTATCAACAATTATAACATGTTCGAATACTGTTTCAACCTGCTGCCATGTGCGGGATTCGATCAACCATTCCTTGGTGCTAAGGTCTGTGACCAATGACACTGGAACATTAAGATGTTTTTTTGCAAGCCCGCCACTGATCACTGCTAATAATCCGTAATCTACTTCACGATTATTATGTGCGAAAATTAAAATGCCATTGGTCATTATGCGATAAGTTTTTCTACAGATCTAGATTTCTTGATCTTGTCAAATTCTTGAAAGTATTCATTGGTGACTTCGAAATATCTGCTGAAGATTTCATCACGAAAAGCTTCTAGATTTTCTATCAAAATGGGATTTTCGTTGCTGTCCAACAGCACTGTTCCAGAAACTCTGCCTTTGCTACACAGCATTTCAACAAATGTCAACAGATTTCTATCAATGGCAAACAGCCCGCCAGAGAAACCATACATCAGTTTGGCAGCTGTGCGTTCTTTGAGAATTTTTTTGTGGATTGAAAAAGTCTGCTGATAATTGGCGAAATCCAATACAGCTTTCAACTGTTCGTTCATGAGTTCTCCTTGATAAACTGCGTAGTTTATTTATAGAGAATTATGTGGTCTGAAATAAATTACGAGCCAGTGACAGCACCAATAGAAACTGTGGGTTGAGTCACAGTGAATACTGCGCTGCTAGGCACCATAATACCTGTAGCAAACAGTGTAGAAACACTTACTGTAAGTGTTCCATCTATGTCATCACCTGGGGGTGGGTTAGGACTACCCCCTGCACCCGAGTCGGTGTATCCGTCTGTGAACAATATTCGTATTTCACCGCTGGCCGCGGTGCCTCCGCTGTTTGAAGGCACATCAACACACCTAGCCTGTAGACGATAGTTGTTAGAACCATAGGGACTGCTGGCTGTGGCTGTGTAAAATGTCTGGAAAGAGTTAGTGGTTCTATACCAGTTTGTACCGTCGTTAGGGGAAGTTACAAGACTTGCGTTAGGCGCTGCGCCTCCAAAACTCTGTGTGCCTGCGGCACTGAGAAGACTAGTCCAACTAGTATTTTGAGCCGTGCCAAGCACCCCACCGGTTCGGCTCGCACTGATCCTAATTTTACCGCCACTGTTGAACCAATATCTAGCATCATTGGCATTGGACCAATAAAATTGTATGACGCATTCGCACTGGCTAACCCATGCTCCGGTTCTGCTTGATGTGGTCACTGCTGTGGTACCCGATTCACTAGTGGCTATTGTGAATCTATTAGCTGTGATATTATCGGCCCAATCATCATATTGCTTTTGCGGTACGTCGAGGGTTCCGATATCGGGAGTAAATGAACTGGAATATCGAATAGTATTACCGTCTGCGACCACAGCGGTAACTGGGTTAGATCCGTTAATGTGCTTGTAGGCATTGATAATGTCATATCTCAGATTTGCCCACTCGTTGATAGTGACTTTAGTGCCTTCTGTTACAGCCGTAGATTGGATTCTGATTTGTTGACCGTATCCAGAGTTTCCACTGCCGGAACCTAACACAGCAATGATTTTGTTTCTTATTGAATTGTAGTCTGCTTGGACTATTACACTGTTAACAGCTGGCATGAGAATATTTAAGAGATTATGCTGCTACAATACTTGAAAGTGAATATGTCGGACTAGTGATTGTGAAATTGCCCGATGGCTGTAACAGTCCAGAAGCTTTGACTTCTGCCACATTCACTGTTAACGTGCCCACTACAGAATCCCCCGGTGGTGGACTGGGTTCTGGGCCGGGATCAGTATACGTGTCTGTTAATGTAATACGTATCTGGACTTGAGTGGCTGTGCCTGTGGAGTTATTTGCTACATCAGACTTGGCTTCAAGTCTATAATTGTTTGCAGAATACGGGCTACTGAGAGAATCTTGATAAAATGTCTGATACACATTAGTCAATGTGTAATAATTGACAGTAGGATTCGTATTGGCACCAAAACTTCGTGTTCCAACACTGTTCAAAAAGTTTACCCAAGCTGTAACTTGTGCTGTTGGTGCGCCAGCTGTCAACGCCGAAGTAATTCTAATTTTTCCTCCACTGTTGAAAAAATACCTAGCTGTGGTAGCATCAGCAAAATTACAAGTCAATGTGGTCTGTGCTTGAGTTGACCACGAAGAACTGAATGTCTGTGTGGCTTTAGCTGTGACTACTGATTGGTTGTCGGCAAGATTGAATCTATTTGTAATGGCCTGTTCTAACAATATGTCGTAATTTGTGTTTGGAGAACTTGGTCCAAATCCAATTGCATCACCGACAGCGACCTGTACTATCGAGGGAATTACTCCATCCTGGTGCAGTCTTATATTGATAATATCAAATCTCAACAGATCCCATTGTGCTTTGGTTATAGCATTACCAATGAAAACATCTGAAGATTGCACGGTCTGACCATACCCCCTAGTGGTAGATCCAATGCCTAACAAAGACTCTGCTTTGTCTTGTATGGCCACATACTGCGAAGCAAATATTGATGTTCCGCTAGTCATTACAGCACCAATACTTCAATGATGTTGCCAGTTCGTGTTCCGGTTGATTCTAGAGCAACTGCAAACACGTTGGCATAATTACCGTGAGCTGCCATAGCTGTGCCGCCTGGGCCAGCTATCAGCCTATCACCTTTTGCTACTGAACCGTATGCCTTACATGGAACTCTGCCTTTGAGAGCAATGTATATTCCACCTTCAAGATCTTTGTTCATCATAAAAGCAGGATCTGCACTAACTACTCCTACAGCGCGAGTATTGACATCGCTAGCTGTGACTTCTTTTTCACCGCCTATCATTACCACTGTGCCTGCTTCGTATTCTTTGTCAGCAAGATATTTTTCAGCTAAGTCTGCATAACGAGCAGCTGTGGCCGTGCCATTGAAAATATTTGCAGTGATGTTACCGCTGACATCTCTTGCCGCAATGCTGTAAGCTGTGGCTGTAATTCTTGCGGTTCTATATTGGGTGCTGACTGTTCCATCTGCCCATGTAGGATCAGATATTGCATTGGTTCTATCGATAAATGTTCTATCGGTGCGGTCTGCAGTACCAACAAATTGATTGGCTAATATATCACCGTTGGCGTTTCGTACAGCTACTGTTGAAATTGCTGATCCGGGTATAACAGCACTGGGATCTAAATTGTTTAGTTTACCAGCATTTACTGCTGTTGACGCAGACCCGGTAACCGACCCAGTAAGAGTACCAACAATGTTAGCTCCGGCAAATCCTATCTGTTTTGTTGTAGCATCTATCAACACTGTATCATCATTGGCCAATACGTTGCCTTTGTGTATACCTGTGGTGTTTCCCGTCACTGCTCCAGTTAAGGCACCATTGAATGCTGTAGCGAAAACATTACTCCACCTTTTGGTAGTCGATCCTAAAGCATATGCGTTAGAGATACCAGGTTCTATTCCTGTGCGTTTTATAATTGCAATATCTCTCTCATCGACAGCGTCTTGTACTGTGATCCTAAATGTTATATCATTGCCTAAACGATTTTCTACAATTACATCGCTGCCGTTTTCAACTCTAACTCTAAGATCATTGCCGTCGCCTACTTGAAAGCCAGGATCTTTGAAACCAACTTCCGAAATAAATGCGCTTTCACCTGTTTTGATATATTGGTCAGCTGTGAATCCGCCTAGCTTGGTGGCATTGCTTGCAGTGCCCCAAAACGTAAAATCATCCGTAGAAACACCAGTCTGTGATTTTACTAATGTTATACCTTTCTTAATCACTGTGAAATCATCTATGGCATTTTTACTATTATCAAGAGTAAACGCAGTCTTGCTGATCACAGCTATGGTCTTGCTGTCTGCTATGACTTTAAGTATAGTATGTGGGCCTTCTGCAGTAGTCAGTGTTCCATATACCACTGCCGGGCTGATAATTGATGTGCCTAAATCGGGACTGGCTATAGGTCCAATAAGAGTGAAATCATTACCGGTATAGGTATATAACTGTTTGGCTAATGTGTCCCACCAAAAATCACCTACAGACAAACCACTAGGTGCTGATGCGCTGGCTTCAGCACCGCCAGCTGTTTTGAACTTGGCACCATCATAGAACTTTAGTTTTTTAAGTTGTGTATCAAACCAAACTTGCCCGGTAATAGCTTTTGGAGGTGCTGTGTTATTAGCAAAATTTTCTAATAGATGAACAAAATTTTCATTCTGCACTTCGCCGTAGCCTGCGTAATTTTTGCCCACTAGCCTTAGATCAGTGGTGGTGTCGATAGTGCCGTCAGCTACAGACGTTAAAAACACACCGTTAAATTTGTTGACTTCATATGCCATGTTGTTAAGAACCTCTGCTATGTTTTATATTTATCTATTCAGATATTATTAGTTTCTTCCAACTAAAACTTCAATAATTCCGTCAGTTCCGTTAAAATTTTCTAAAGATTTACCTACTATATTACCAAACTGCGGTTGATTAGTTGATTTAGCGAACCCGTTACCGGCGCTTACTAATATATCACCCTTATTAATTTTTCCTGTAACTTTACACGGAACTCGTCCTTGTAATGCTACAGCAACTACATGGTTACCTGCACATGAAGAATTCATTAAATATGCGGGGTCAGTAGAAACAATACCAGCAATTTTATTAGTTTCTGGTCGAGCTAGAGTAACTTCATATTCTCCGCCAATTTCTAAAACTGTGCCGGGTTCGTATTCTCTGTCAGCTACATAATTTTCTGCTAGATCTGCATACTGAGCAGTTGTTGCTGTTCCCCTAAACAAACCAGTAGTGAAAATATCATTACTACCTGTATCTAAAACTCTGTTTAAAACCCATTTGTTGCCTGTGCTTGAATACATAACCGAAGCGCCAGACCCGTTAATGAATATACCAGCACCACTAGCTTCAGCTGCTGTAGCTGCTCCGCTGGCTAGTGTTATTAATTTGTCTTCGATTGTAAGTTCTGTGGAATTGACTGCTGTTACATTTCCCTGAACTGTTAAATTTCCAGTTACAATTAAATTGCCGTTGGCAGTTATATTATTACTAGGATCTGCTGACGTTATGCTAGTAACTTCAGCATCGGTACCTTTAAAATATGTTGCATACACATTTTTAAATTTATGACTCGGAATACCCAAATTTGATAGATTATCAGAAATAATTGCAGGATCGTTGGGACCGCCTAAAGATAATGATTCTGGAGCACCTATAAATGATAACTCAGGTCCTATTCCTAACATATCAAATTTTAATTTTCCGCTAGTAGATCTTATAGTAGGACCAGTTGAATGAACAAACACTCGCAGTTGATTTCCACTGCCTAACACTATTCCTGTGTCACTGACATTTAAAGAACTCAATGTTCCTAACTGTGTCAAACCACTCAGTGTCACAGAATTATTAAGACTGCTTCCGGTCAAGGTTGCGGCATCAGCTGTGACTGTGATATTATTAGAACCATCAAATCCCACGCCGTTAATGGTTCTAGAAGTGGCTAATCGTGTAGCAGTGGATGAATTTCCAGACAACTGTGCGCCGATAAATTGGGTGGCCTGAACTATGTTAAATGTGCTGGTTCCACTGGTTGCTGTGACATTTCCAGTAAGGTTGCCAACTAGATCTGCTGTGATAGTGCCTGCTGAAAATCCGCCTTGTGAATTTCTAGCGACTATCTTACCTATGAGATTGGCAGGAGATGCATCCACATTCCATGTTCTTTCTACCGAACCATTGAAATCTGATCCTAGGATATAATCACCTTTTTTCAATGCATTGGTGGTATTTGCTGTGATTGTGATATTTGACGCGGCTGTAAATGGCACTCCGTTAATTAGTCTAGCTGTTGATAACTGATCAGCTGTGGCAGCATTGCCGGTTACGCTGCCATTGATCTTAGCCGTGCTAGAAAGATTGATTCCCGCTAATAGACTGTCGCTGAATCCTGTAACTTGATCGTTTGTGTTGATAGTAAAAGCTGTCGCAGTGCAGATAGCAAATATCACGCCATTGGTTTCTAAGAATATCACTGGGCGAGGATTACCGGTGTTGTCGTCCAGGGTTCCTGATCTTGCTTTAGTAGATCCAAATCCTTCCACAGCTTCTGGACCTATCAATCTCCATGCTGTACCAGTATATGTAAACAGTTGATTAATCGGAGTCTTAAACCATAAAGAACCCGGGTTGGCGCTGACAGGGACTGTGGCGCTTACAACAGCAGATCCTATGGGATTCCACTGTGTGCCATCATAGGCATAGGTTATAGAGTCTGTGGTATTAAACCATATCTGTCCAGTTAAAGGCCTCGATGGAGGAGCTGTATTAGCAAAATTTTCCAAGAGAAACACAAAATTTTCATTCTGTATTTCACCATAGCCCACATAGTTTCTGCCAACCAATCCCAGACTTGTGGTAGTATCAATGGTGCCATCCTGCAGCACCACTAATTGTTCCTTGTTGAACTTGTTAATTACATAGGCCATTTATGCCACTCCTGATTCATTATGGAGGTAATGGTAGATCTGACTGCCATATCCACACTCCTCCGATTATTTGAAATACTTTGATAATTCTTGTTACCGAGACACTTGCTGCGGCTATGTTAGCTGTGGGGAAGCTGATGTTTGTAATTGCTTGGCTACTGGCTCCACCAAGATTGGTTAAAAATGGTGCTGTGGAAATCGATGGTGGCAATGAATTTATGCTTAAAGATTGAGCGTTGTTGCTTATCAAATTACATAAAATTCTGGCATATGTGCTTGGCCTATACTCACTCACAGGAGCAAGATTATTCAATATATTTGTAATAATATACGTATTGGATTTACCATCAGATAAATCAATAGTAAAAATCACAGGTCTTGATTCCACTTTGTTATCTGCATATTCTTTAGTAGCAGCATCTTGAGCAGACACAGGATCTTGCATGCCGGTGATTCTTGGAGCCCCGATCAATGCAACATTTCCTGTGCCATCTGGTTCTAATTCAATATCAAAATTTGTACTCACAGTGCTGATTCTGTGATTTTCCAGTCTCATCTGAGTAACTGCAGGCACGCCCGGTCCGATGTTGACCACAGTCTGTGTACCAAAAGAACTAACCCCTGGGATACTTGTGATAGCAGAACCTAAACTATTGCCATCTATTACCTTAGTTCCGCCAATATACATTGCTTTGCCGGCAGCTAAATTCAATGTCTCGGATACATCAAGCCAATTACTGCTATTGCTGTATATTATAGTTTTATCTGTAGATGCCTTAATTGTAATACCTGCACCATCGGCTGTAAGATTTGTGGGACTGGCAACATTGGCTATGACTATATTTTTATCTTCTATCTCTACTGTGTTAGTGTTTATAGTTGTGGTTGTACCTTCAACTGTGAGATTACCACTGACTATTAGATCGCCGCCGGTGGTCACTGTGCTGCTGGTAAATCCAGAATATAGGTTGATGTTTCTTGTTGCTGCATTAATAGTAATAGCTGCTTCTTGTGTAATACCCTTGCGTACACTCAACTGAATGTTTCTATCAGTTGCAGCATTGCTTATTAATACATCTCCAGCACTGACAAATAAATTTGCCTGGCCTGCTGAACCTACTATGATACCTAAATCACTGGTAATCTGTAATTGTCCATTTATACTGTTAGAAGTATCAGTTCTAACATAGGTGGTTGCCGGAGATCCGCCTAAACTGTCGCTGTTTATACAGGTCGCACGTATTTTAAAATTAGATAACGTGCCTGCATTGAAACCAGGTTCTATATTGCCATTAAATCCTACGATTTCTACTTTAGGTGTAAAACTGTCTTTGGAAAAAATTCCCAGTAACACACCATTATTATAAAGACTAGTTACTACTCTGGTTTGATTCAATGTATCTAAAATGGTGTCTACTCGCAGTCCGCTGAGACCCTGCACACTACTATACGCTGGTGCAAGTAACACCGCCGAAAGACCATCAAAAAAGTATAGTTGTTTTCCAACATCGTCATACCAGAGGTCGCCTGCAGCTAATGTGCTTGGTTGAGAGCTCGATACTGTAGCTGAACTTACCGGAACGAAAGAGATGCCATTATAGACTTTTAATTTTGACTGGCTAGTATCAAACCATATTTGACCCTTGATCGGGCGCATAGGGGCTGTGTTACCAGAAAAATGCTCTAGTAATTTTATAAGATTCTCATTAAACGCTTCGCCAAATCCGCTGAAATTCTTTCCTATAAGAGTGATATCAGTGGAAAGGTCATCGACCTGGCCGTCTGCTACAGTTGCTACAATTGTGCCGTCAGTTTTGTTTATTTGATATGCCATGTTTTACTCTGTTAGAAAGCTGGTGGTCCAGATCTTATAATATAATTCATTGCCAAGAAAGGATTCATTAAACCTACTGGTGTTGCTAGTGTCACTCCTACGGCTTTTTTTACTCCGCCGCTGTCTTTGAGATATTGTGCCTGTCCCGGAGCTGTCGGTCCAGGTCCAGAGGTGGCCAACGGATCAAGTGTTGTTGTAAGTGCGACTGCAGAATAGTCTTGAGTGGGGGTTGACAGAGAATGACTGTGTTCTGGTAGATTTGGCAATGTTAACGCTACAGAACTTTGTCCAGCTGAGCCTCCAAGTATTGTGGCCTGCACGTCTGGAACCCGGCCTGCAACACCGCCACCTGCATCTACGTAAGGACCTGTAATAGTTGGCACAGTGCCTGCATTATCCATATTATCCTTACCAAGTGCGAATCTACCTCTGAGATCAGGTAATCTAAATGTGTTCACTCCCAGCAATGCTGTGACTCCATTATATGTGGTGCCGATCACATCATACAGGTCTGTATACTTTACCCTTTCAATTTCTGAGCCGTCACAGAACAAGTAACCATCAGGAGCAGTAATACCCGCATACGGAAGAATAGCTCCTATCGGCACTGCTAGATCACCGAGAAATACTTCTCTAGTTTGTTTAAGAAGACCAGAACTAGCTAAAGTGCTTTCACTAGGCCTGTAGGTTAAAACAAAATCCCCTTTTTTGCCACGATTAGGTACTGGAGTTTCTTTACCCGCAATAATATTTGCTGTGAGTGTGGCATTAAGAATTTTTGTAGAACTACCAACTTGCCCGTCAAATTGCACAGCCGGTGAGATCACATCTCCTGCTAGTTGAAAACTGGTGATTGTGCTGAGAGATGTAGCAGTATTGGCGTTGCCACTGATGTTTCCCTCGAGCACGCCTTGTATAGTATCTGCAATGATTGTTTTGGCACGTATATTATTGAAGCGTCTTGTTGTAGTGCCTATATCATACGTGTTTGTGATTTTTGGTATTATAACCGCGGTTTGTAGGACGCCAGTGACGTCAATGCCGTCACCGACAATTATATTTTTTGCAACTGCAATTCCACCTTGAGTGACCATGCTACCATTATTTAAATTAGTGCTGGCTAAGCTACTGGTAGTAAAAAAAGAACCTGTGATTTTTGCATTGCCTTGGATGTCTAACGCTTCTAATGGGTTACTTTGATTTACTCCAACTTTGTTGTCAACAATTCTTAAAACTGTTGCTGGGATACCGTTTCGGTTTGTCTGTAGATCAATAGAACTGCCTGCAGAAGAATTATAGATGTTACTAGATGTTGTTGTAGCTGATAACTTAAATGTCTCGTCGGCCCCGATAGAAATACCGTTATTGTTTTTGATCTTTATTTCAAAATTAGTGGTATTGATGGTATCTGATCTAAGAAATGTTCCTGCAGCTTTTTCTACTCCGCCTACCAATAATGCTTGAGCATTTCTTGCTGTACCGTTCAGAACAGGTAAAAATCCCCCTACAAAATTTGCAATTTCACCCGAAGTTGCAGGAGCACTGATGTTAATACCTGATTTTATCAGATCAAATCCAGTGATCAGAGTCTTTGGTGTAAAACTGTCTTTACTAAAAATAATTACAGGAATGTCTGCAATATAAAATGTTAGAATAAATTTATCTAAGTTATCAGAATCTGATATTTTTTCTATAACCGGTCCATATCTCAAACCACCAACTGAACTCTCAACTGGGCCAACTAATATCCAACGTGTGCCTGTAAATATCCGCAGTTGTTGATTAGTAGTGTCTACCCATAACTCTCCTACTTTACTGGTTTCTACTGAAGGTTGGCTAACTCCTTTTTGTATTCCAGATGCTGCCTTCCATGCAGTGTTATCCCATATTTTTAGAGTTTGTGTTCCGCTTGTGCTATCATACCAAAGCTGTCCTTCTACAGGATTAACTGGTTGATTAGTAGATGCAAAATTTTCCAGTAGTGATAAAAAATTCTCTGCGATAATCTGCCCGTAACCTGTGACATTTCTACCAGGAAATGTCAAACTGGTATCTGTGCTGGATGTATTATCAAACACTGTGATTGGACTTTTATTTTCTTTGTCTGTGAAATTAACAATATATGGCATGATTATATCTCAGTGAATCCAGTTAAACTCTGCACACGGATAGTGTAGTCAATCTGTAACAGTCTGTTAAGACTTTTCTGCACAGGGTGAAACACCACGTGTGTTAATAGTTTTCCTTCAGCGCCGTTTTGGCCGATGCTTTTTAATCCTAATTCATCAAATACGAATTCACCATTCATGTCAACGCTGTTGTCAAATGCTTCTTGCTCTAATGGTTCTCCATAATCTAACAAGCAGCTGATCACAATATCACTATAAGTCGCTCCGCTGATATGTCTAATTTCCATTTTATTTCTCACAGGATCTTGATTTTCAATAGCATTTTGATCAACTACTTTTTGGTAGGTTTGATTGTAGAGGCTAGAATTAACACCAACAGTATTGGGTGTAAGATAAGTGATAAGACCTGTGGGGTCGACTGTGGTTCCGCCTGTACCAAAAATCATCTGATACACTGTGCCGTATCCTTGATTACTAAGACTATTGACCATGGCCACACTCATATTTTCATAGTGAATAGCATTGCGTTTGTCTACAAAAATTTCTTTGGTCTCAGGATCGTGAATCTTGATATGACCTTCAAAATTAAATCCGCCTGTTTCGTTGGGTCGAGATTGTGTATTTTGAGCTGATTGATCTTGATTTTTAGGCATTTTTATCTCTTTTTGTTCCATCATGTATTTATTCAGGGATGTCAGTGGTCTTTTCCACAATGAATCTAGCCACCGACGTTACGCTATCTATTAGACTCACCCCATCTGCTGCTGTAGTATCGCCCCTTGTATACCAAGTTTGTCCTAGTCGTCTAAGCACAGTGACTCTGGTCCCAGCAGGCAAAGCAGCGGTTAATCTAATTTGCTGTGAAACACCGTCCACACTAAACTCAGCTTCTTGTGTTTGATCTGCATCAGGGCTTGCCGCTCCGTTAGTTTCGGTGTATACATCCTGTGGATCTTTTTTCAATCTACGACCTGCTGCAAAAACTTCAAGTTGATCGCACGGTCCATAAGTTAGCGGAATAGATTTTCTATACCAGAGACCGCTTCGTGAGCTTTTTACAGGAGTAAAATCTAATGGTCCAATCAGTAATGTGCTGCCGTCGCTGGTAAAATCAATCCGCTGTTGTGTTTCATTGTAAGGAATAGTTTCACTGTAACTCACGTCAGCAACCACAGTGTTTGTAGCATACGTTTCTGCGATTGATGTTCCTTGCACTCCTCTGCGCAGCTGTCCAAGCACATTGCCTGTTTTCAGCATGTATTCAATGCGTTCACCGTCAATGAATATGGTTCCTGGTAAATTTCTAGATACGATCGGTTGCCCTAACAAACTAGCATCTGATACTTCTATGGTTGTATCAAAATATCTCAAAGGCTTTACTAATTTGCATGATGCTTTTGAAAATCTGTTAAAGTGATACACATTTAACATGTCTTTGTGGATTTCGTACGCCGAGGGCAATTTGAAAATATCATTCCCAAAAGTAATTATTTTGACAGTATCATCAAGGGTGGTCGTGACATTGAGATATACCACTGCTCTTGGCAGGCTCACAAAGTAATCTTTTTCTTGTTGAAGTCTGATGCCGTTTAAGTATACCCATACATAACTGGCCGATATAGGAGATCTAGACAATTGATAATTCACTTTGCCGCCTTTGGTTTCATCTTGAATAATATCCATAGAAGGATATTCACCAAACCAAGTAACATTAATTGCAGGGTATGTTGAATCAGATATTGTGGAATCTCCAGGAAATCCAAAATCAAATCCACTGTCAATAATTACATTATTTCCTTGTATAAAATACTGTGCATTTAAATCGTTTTCAATTTTGATTTTATCGCCTACTGATAGCTTTTCTGGTTTGATGATCAATTCCTTAGTAGGACCGTTGAATGTATAATCAATCACAAACGTGCTGGGATCATCATTGATGTAAACTCTTAGATTAGAAGGTAATATGCTACCTCCTGATTCAAACGGATCTACTCCAAGTATGAACTGGTTGTTGGTGCCGTCATAAGTTACATAGTCGGTGTCTGGACCGTTAAGCAATTGACCGTTAACTTCCACAATCACAGAACTTAAAGCCGATCCTCTAGCTAACTCACTGAATCCGTTGAGATCAAAACTGCGTGTGCTGCCTTCGTAATAAAATGTTTGGGTATTTACATTTACTAGAGACAGACCCAATGAATCTACATCCAACGATGCTGCTAGACATACGATTTTGATCACATCACCTGCCTGAGGCTTTATTGCAAATTCAACTAAAGTTTTTCCCACAGCATCTATAATATCTGTGCTGTTGCGGAATCCTACATCAACCCGAGATCCATTTAATGTAACAAATACACCACTAGTAACATCATAGCCTGCATTAGTAAGAAATAATCCAGTGGTGCCATCTGCTATATAACTTTGATAATCTAATATACCAAGACCGCCAATACCTATGCTTAATATTTCCACTAGTTCACCTATTGCTGGTGCTGAAATAAAATTCACAGTTGCGGCGGAACGGTCTATAGTGTAATGTTGATTCAACGCTTTTGCAGTGTTATCAACATAAACAAACACTGAGGAATTTTCTAAAACTGTCTGACCTATAGCAAACACAGTGTCTTGACCATTAGAAATAGTAATCTTTGATTGTAACGCAGCTGCTCCGGATGTTTTGTTGTTGTATACTTTTATCGAAACACTGTCTATTACCTGTCCTGGTATATTTTCTTCAGGCGCCGGAATGTTATCTTTGTCAATGAACTTTCCACCTGTAATAGCAATTTCTTCTGCAGTTGCACCGGTGGCAGTGGCATAAGCAGAACTAATAGCTGACAACGATCCGCCGCTGAGTTTGGTATCTAATATGTTATCATCTGTAATTACCACAGATCCGTCGCTGTCTATCGGACGGAAAATAAGGATATCACCATCTTGGGTGCTGAGATACGGCCCTATTAATACCACAGCATTTACCCCATCACCTACAAACGTTGGCATTTCTGCTGCAGGATTAACACCTGTGCTAGAATCTTGTGCCGATGAATAATTTTCATCATCTACACGCACTGTGATGTTTGTGTTTTTACGTTTGATATATATGTTGATTTGCTGCCCAGCTGCTGGTATATATGGTAACGTCACCGAGACGGTGCTGCCGTCCGCTACATGGTAATAATCTGAACTGAGCTCTACTGAATCCCAACTATCAGTAAACCAAGGTAGCGCATCCCAACCACCAGTGACATCGAATGTAGTGCCTTGTATTCTTACGCCACCAAAGTCAATACCAGTCATGAGTTGGTTTAGTTCCTTGCCTATCATGCCTGTTTTTGGGTTATAGGACTTTTCTATTCTATTCACAGCATCTAATAACAAAATGTTCTTGTCATAGATCACTGTGATTTCATCATTTATAGTTGGTGCAGTATTAAATGTCAGTTTTCCACGAAGTAAATTATAACCACCTGTGGGTTGATAATACAGAGATATCTGATAGTCACTAGCCAACACAACCTGTGTTTTTTGTGTGGCAGATATTTTTCTAGTTACCTTGATTCGAGTTTTATCATTAGTTGGTGCATAATTTAAAAAGAATACAGCACTACTACCGCCGGCAATGAATGTCTGTGTCTGCGAAAAATTTTCATAGATGCCGTTGGCCGAGAGTCTATCAAATTTCAAAGCGACATCAAACATACGCACTTGAGAATTTCCTATGATTGCAGTGGCTTTGGCCTGTACAGCAGTAGATGGATTTCCTCCTACCAATGTCACTGTTGGTGCTTTAAGATATCCTGAACCCTGAGTTAACATCTGTATGCCCGACACTCTACCATTTGAAATAAATGCTCTAGCGGTGGCACCAATTCCATCTCCTTCTATCAACACCCTAGGTGGAGTTAAGTATTCTGTGCCCTGCTGATATACCTCTATAGCTGTGACTGCGTAGCCTTTATTATCTGCCCACCATTTCCACGGATACTGTGATATTTCTGTTGATGATGCATTAACAGGATTAGCACGGCCGTCAAAGATTGAATATGACGGTGGAAGATCAAAATCAACCGCCGACGATGCATATGTTTCTGGTTGGTCATAACGGCTGATATACTCTCTAACTGTGGTTCTAAATGGTTTAACTTCGTTGATGTATTCTTGATAACTTGATAGATTATCATTTTTGTAATTTGGCGGGCTTGCTAGTGTGCCAATATTATGGGTGGCATTTAGGAAACTGGTTTTGAACACCCAATCCACATACTGCTGTTCGCTGAACACATGTCGTATCGAAGCAAAAAACAATTTGTTCCATTCTACTGCGTAATCTCCTACAAAAATATTTTCTTTTACTGCTGCAAAAATATTTCTAAGTTCTTGCGAATTTTCTATGTCATAGGTTGTAGTGTCAAATGGTTGTGTATTATCGAACCCGACTCCAGTTACACCAGTGTCGTACAATGAAGAATTTATTTGTATTGTACCGTTTTGTCTACCAACTAGTAGATACTTGTCTAAAAATGTTTGACCTATTTCTTGAGTTTTTTGGAATTTAGCCCATCCGCCTGCAGCATATTCTTTGACTTTGATAATGTCACCGATCATTACAAGGCTATCTATGACCTCATAAATGTTAGAATATTCTTTAACAACACGTAGATTATCACTGTATCCTGGTCTAACCCAATCTACTTTATTCCAGTATGCTGTTGTGTCAAACGCTTGTGATCTACTACGGAAATATGTCTTGCGTAAATCATCCCAAGAATAAATGCTCCAGAAATTATTCAGCGTTGCATCATTGTTTACTAACACAGAAAAATATCTCACCTCGACCTTGATCACACTGTATTTTTTACCACGATTGGTAACTACCACAGCTATTACTCTGCCTTGTCCATCAATGTGACATACTGCTGTGGCATTCAATCCATCACCGGTGATGATCACCGGGGGACCAATATAAATTCCAGGTTGTTCTTGATCGAATAATTCTTTAGGCTTGTATCCATATCCCGGATCTATTATATCTATTGTGTCTAATTCACCGTTGATTAAATTACCACGCAATACAGCACGTTTGGTATTGGTTGTTCCCACTGTCTGTAGATCTATTTCAGTGTCTACTGCAATGTCATAAAGATTCAATTTATCACTAGGAGCTGTATCAACTTTATTTAAATTAGTATATTCTATGATTTCTGCAAAAGTTTCATTTAGTAATATATCATTGATGTATTCTATAACGATTTGTAATGCTAACAATCTGTCGACAAACATGGTCTGTCGAGGTCTATATTGTATACCGTATTTTTGTTTAGCTGGAAGATCGATATCAGGAATTTTATTTCCTGCGATATCCGAACCAACAAGACTGTCAATCCATTTGTTTTCTAATTTCGGAGATGGTAAATTATCAGCCACTCCTTCTGTAAGCAATTGGTATTCGTTGTGAATTGGTCTCGGTGATTCCAAGCTGTTGTTAATTTGTAGATTCAACAACGCTGTATCAGACTGCATGATTGTTTTAAAATTATATGTGAGAAATTTATTGGATTCTATCAACGCAACAAAAGCTAGATTCGATCCTGCTGGATTTGCAATTAATCCGGCCACCTCAGCAGCTGATTTTGTTCTGTCTGGCATATTGCTGGGTGTGACGGCTTTGCTTCTTACCCAATAATAATATAATGTTTCTGAGACAAGTCCAGTAGTTGGGCTAAAGAAAAATTTCACACTGTAAACATCATTGTTGGGATATAATGGTTGCCCGCTAACTCCTTGAGCCAGTCCTGCATTAGTGTCTGCCAACGCTGCCCATTCATTAGGTAACAACACCGTCTCAACCCATTCATACACATCTATACTCGAACCCAACACCTGTTGATTCCAATTTCCTGTTTTATAAGCAGAATCTTTTTGTTCTGCATATTGAAATTTTGCAGTGCTGGTATTCCACCATAATTTTCCTACATTTTTTTCTAACCAGTTTATAGTTGTATCCACTACCACTTCATCCGTGCCTACTGAATACACCGCAGGATCGTATGGTGTTTTATACTTGATTTCTTGCTCAGCTATATTAAGAATTTTTCCTCTAGCTGCATCGACGAAATCTATGTCTTGTATTTTTACATTGTTTACATTGTCATAAAGTTCAATTTTTTTAATTTTTCTTAAATCTACCAATGGTCGTTGGCTTGTAAGCACAGTCCAACTTGCATCTGCACTAGCTGTGAACAGACGTGCTATGCCTTGATATGCTTTGGTAGATGTGTTTTTATAATAAGGTGATCCTACTAGTATTTTTGAACCTATACAGTCTATGCTGTGTCCAAATGATTCGTCTGTCTGTAGATCGCTGTCCAGTTTTTCTGTAAGAAAGAATATTTGATCTTTGTTGTCAAACACATAGACACCACCAGTAAATCCTTGATCAATATAAAATCTTGTTCTTGCATTATCAAATGTTGTGCCTTCCAGTAGATCAAAATTGATAGAGAAAGGCGTTTTTGTATTTCTAGCACCGACTGCTATTTTAGAACTGTCTGGACTCACCGATACGGCAAAACCAAAATATTCATCAGCATAGATTTCATAACTTTGTAAACGCTGTTTCACTCGGAATTCTGTTGTTGATTGATCTAATTCTAACACATATACTGCGCCCTGATCTTGATAATTTACATCTGATCTAGGACTAGAAACTACTAGTGTATTTCCATTGGCATCTAAATCCATAGCAAATCCAAACTGATCCCCAGTACTAATCACTAACCCAGAATCTATGTCGGTGAACGACGACAGTGTGCCAGCATTGATCATTTGAACAAATTCATAGGAATCGTATGCAGTTTTTTTATATACAAAAATCTTACCGCTAGGTGTAGTAGTGCTGTCTCCTACCTGATGCCAATTAACACTAGCAGATGGATCTTCATTATAACTGCGATATGTGCTGTCTGTACTGTCAAATGTGTCACCTAATTGATAATATTGATATGCTGTGCCAGGTGATCCTTGAAATCTTACAGTCTCTCCTTCGACATATTCAACGTCTGGTCTCCATAATCCTCGATAGTTTGCAAAATATTGTCCATCGCTGTTTGGGGCACCTATAACTAAAATATTTCCATCGCCACTCATGGCCATAGAAAACCCAAACTGATCTCCTTGCTTGACTAGTTCTGCTTTCTGAGTGTTGGTTAACAGTCCAGTGGTTGTAAACTCCTGTGTGGAACCATCATCTTCCACAGAGATATTTGTTGGTAGAGAGCAGTGTGTTGATATGTCGCTGACTTTGAGCCAATTTTGTGAATCGAGAGTGATGGTGCTGCCATCCGAGGTTGATCCGTCTAGACTCTGCCATAAATTGCCACGTGCTGTTTCTAAGATGGGATCTTGCGCTGCTTGCCATACTATATCATCTTGCTTGTAGGAATCAGATAGGTTGTATATGCCTTTATACAAAGGGTTTTCCATATGTGTCCACTCTGTTCCTGTGCGCTTGATGAGATATACCCTGCCTGTGTTGTTATAAGATCCCACAGCAGATACTGCCAAATAATATTCAGATCCGTTTACACCGATGACAATTTCAGAACCAAATTTTTCATTGTCTGCAGGTCTCGGTGACACGAATGCTGTGACATTAACATATCTTCCGCTGACAAATTCATAGACCGCAACCATGCCCTGCTGATAGTATCCAAAATTTCCTGCTGTTGTCTGTGCAGGAATGACAGTGGAATGTGGCATCCAGTCATCTGAATTTATAGCTATTTCTGAACTTCCATCAGTAGCCGCTGTGTTGGCGTTCAGAGCTCTATATAATCTACCGCCATATACGACAATATCGTCCTGTGCATAAAACACATCCACGGCCCACTCGCCTCGATATCTACTAGTTACTCCGCTGGCTGTGGGAGCACCTATTACAAGATATTTGCCGTCCGGACTAACTGCCATTTTTTCGCCAAACGATCCCAATGCTGTTTCAAAGAAACCTACCGGCGGTGCTATGATCTGTTTTAACGAAAGACCGTTATCTGTTTCTACATACACATTTACAAAACCCGACTGAGGTATGGCAACAATTGTGTGCTTATTAGTATTGTCATATATAACCTTAGTGCCTAACCCTAACGGATTAGATATACCAGCACCGTCTATATTTTTTGCTGAATAAGTTTTATTCTTTTCAATAACTTCCCATTGATCATTTCTATTGTTATCAACAAAGACCAAAGATTTATTTTTTAGTAGTGCTGCAGACCGTTGATCTATACTAGAATAATCAAAAAATCTTGATGGAGTTAACAACTGTAAATTAGCTGTGGTGCTAGTGTCTATCTCAGGATCATCTATATCTGCGTTTACTGTGATTGTTACGGTTGTGTTTGTCGCCGCAGTGATCTTGAAAAATCCTTGCAGATTTGCAATTTCACGAATGCCTATGTAGTCATCAACTGCTATAGCATGTGGACGATTGAGTGTTAGTATCACCGTGGTATCATCTGGTCTAGCTACCGACACTACGTAAAGCAGCGCCGATTCATTTACTCGTAGAACTTGCCACGAATCTTGATAGAACGTCACCCAGATATGATCAGCTTCATTGACTGTGTCGATGGCCAAAGTAGTTAAATCATTCAGGGTTCGAATAACATGTTGATACTGGCCGGCACTCACGTAACCAGCTGTAAACACCGGCTCAGTCTGTGTCGTGGTAGGTAAAAAATCCACTGTGTAGGGCACAGGAGCAATAGTGAAATCGTTGGCAGTGATACGATAGAATGAATCTACAACTTTAGAATTCACTGAGAGATTAGAAATGTGCAACTGAGGATTCAGTTTAAATTTAGTTTTTTCCAACTGTATTTCAACTTCTGTAAACTGATCTGTGCCGCCAATCTGTCCTAGTCTAAATGCCCATTCTTCATTGAGAGTAACACTGCCTGCTGAAGATCTACTCAGCTTATCAAATATCTTGGTTATGCTGTTTGCTGTGCCTTTTTCTCTGATAAATCCTTGATATAGTTGAAATTGACTCACAGAATCTTCTGCTAGATTTTGCAGGTAATCTCGCTGTTGATATCCTATAGCATGTCTAGCAAGTTCGCGTTGACTTTGATTTATACCTTGCGATGTAGTTTCAAAGTAATCACTGAACTGATTTATTTTGTAATCAAAATTAGATACCAGCTGCTTAACAGGGGTGGAATCTAATTTAGCCCATGTTGCATCGATGAAGTTTTCCGAACCTAGTTGGTTAACTAAGCTGGTCCAATTGTATGACTTGTAAGATACGATGTCCCCTAGTTTGTAATCTTTGAAAGGTTGCCAAACTTGTATATCAACATTGTCGAATAAAAATCCCGGACTAGTGTAGTCTCCGTCCCAATCCACTGTACGGAAGGCCTGCATTTTTATGCGCCCTTGCCGATATCCTGTGGTCTTGTCATAGATAATATCATTAAACACTGTGCGATCATCAAATACAGTCACATGCTCTTTGATAACATAATGTAACCGTGCATAATATATACCGTCGGTGGTATTTGTTGTTTCTAATTTGAAATTCTGAAAACTTCTGTTAACGTTAATAAATCTAGGAGGCAATACTGTGCCATCACCTTTGAGTATCTGATAGTCATAGAATCCGTCTAAGAGATTATCTGGTGTCCCTACAGGCACATTAATTTCTAATTTTTGCGCCGAAGGGCTTAAAGCTATAATTGCACCAGGTTCCCAATTGTGTTTGGTCCAGAACATGAATTCTTTAGCAGCACTTAACCAATCTTGACTGGTAGCATTCTGAGGATCATAGTTATTGAATACGACACCCTGTGTTTTAAGATAGCTGTCATAACCTAACAACAGATCTACCACTTGTTGTATACTGGTTAGCAATGTGCCGTAGCTCATCTGCCGAACTGTGATAGTATTAAATATTCGTCTTCTCAGTGCTTCGACTGCACCTATTTTAGGAACGTCTCTTAATTTCTGCCATTGGCTTCGATCAAAGTCATTGGTACTGCGATGTGTTTTCAACGCACGATAAAAATTGCTTTGATATCTTACTAATATACCATTGTTGTAATTTTTTTCTTCGACCCAGTCTGTAAACGGTTCACTTAGGCCACCTACTGAAATTACAGGATCTTTGCTGCTGGCCTGTGGCTGATGATAATTGAAATAGGGATGTATGTCATCATAGCCTGCTACTATCCAGCCGCCTCCAGTTTTTTCCAATCGAACTCCGCTGTAACTAATCGTAGTTACTGGACTGCTGACATTGAATATGATATCATAGTTTTCGGGAGGTATGAAAATACTTTTAGATGTAGCAGAAGGATTTTTAGAGTCTAGTAGATATTTCTGTTGTTGCTGATCTACAAATCCACTCATTCTAAAACTTAGGGCCACATCTAATTTTTCTATTTTTTTCTGTAGATTATCTACAGGCAAGCCTTGTGATTTTATGTAACTAGTGAGATATCTCACTAGGCCTATATTATTAGCTTCAGACACATGTCTTGCAACATCTGAAATAGTCACAAACAATCCTGTGTCTGAATTTATATATTGATCTAGTTTATTTTTGGAGAATTTTGATCTGTCAAAATTGTCAGGAATATATTCGAATGGTTTCATCACGCACATGGCTGTGATTATCGCATAGGGCCATTCTGAACTTGATCTCCAGGCGTATTCAACTGGGCTGACATCTCCTAGCACGAAAGGTCCGCGATTATTAATCAACGAAAAATCCTTTGCAAGATTCGAATCCAACGGACTCAGCAACTTGCCGTCGCCGTCTACAGGGACGTGCGACGATAGTCCGGGTCGTTTGTATCTATCATAACGACCTGCTCGAACGCCTTGGCGAATAATACCGGCTTCAAGATCTTCCCACAATATCAAGTTATTGCTGGTATAAGGGGCGGCACCGTATTCGGCTTCCCACCAGACCGGTTGTTGACTGAATCCTAACATTTCCCAAGGACAGCGATGTGGTCTGTCTGTGTCATAAAAATGTTGATATACTCCTCTCCACCAACCAGGTATATTTTTGGTCTTGGTGGGGTCGGACATGTTTGAATAGGTATACGTAAATGAGTTTTCACTGTCAAAATATTCATTCACGGTATAATTGATATTGGTATTTTGTATCCATTTCAAAAAATCTTGGACTATCACGCCGTCTAGTTGAGCCTTAGAATATTCACCTACTTCGTAGTATCCGGCTAATATTTGATCTATGTCGAACACCGCAGAATCATATTCCTGCTTGATATTGTTGTAGATACGTAATTCTAATTCCAACAATAGATCATCTCTAAAATCATCAAACGCTGCTGTGATACTACCGTCGTGACCTTGTATGACATATCTAGGCTCTTGATATGTGTCATCAAGAAACTTGGTAGGAGTGTATTTTTTATACAGACCCATAGAGGTTGGAGTAGGAGGGATATGATTAGTAGCTGTGCTGAGATATTCTCTAATTTCTATGACATCTAATAACTCCAGTGTCACTAATAATTTCACAAAGCTAAATGTCGCATCAAACACATAGTCAACACCATGTAATAGCTGTGTGTCATTTTTATACACATACACTGCTCTGCTACTAGGAGTTGTAAGATCAAATGGCTGTGTCAGGGCAAACGTGCGTATCCCTGTGTCCTCTACCACTGTGGTCAGCGCAGTAAATGCTCCTGCTCCGATCATATCCGAATCTGAGAATGCGTCCTGTGCAGTTTTTACAGCGGTAAGACTGTTGATGATGTCATCTACAAAATCATTTACTGTGTCATTGTAATCAATTTCTAGGGACTTCTGTAAAAAATTATTTTTAAAAATTGTATATTCTTTTTCAGCGTATTGTATAGCTTTGACTATGTTATGAGTTTTGTCACACAAGGTCATTACTGCCAACGGTGTATTACCGCTGTGTTTTAAAAATCTCGACGCATGATATCTATAATCTTGAAGATCTCTTAGATTACTGACTCCTGGTAAAACACCAATAAACTCTTTGTCCCATTCTATCGCACTGGCAATATGATTAGTAGCTTGCCCTAGTGTGAATGATTGAATTGCTGTGTTAAGGGGATTCTTTTCAATGCCTATTGGCATTTCATAATATCCTTGATCAGGTTCTATATCAGCAATGATCTTGATTACCACAGCATCTTTGGCAGCAAATGTTTTATCGAATACAAATACGTTTCGACTTCGAGTCCAATTACCTAAATATCTGTTTCCGTTGAGGTAAAAATTTATCTCAGGATCAGCTGTGAGACTATCCCATTTCACCGTGTTAAATGTCAAGGTATCAGTATCAGTGTCTACTATGAGATTATCAATTATTGGTTGGATATATGTGTTGTTTAATTTCTGCCAACCGTTGGCAAACACATCAGATCCCAGTTTATAAAAACCAGTGGAAATTTTTTGTGTCACAGGCTTTCTATCAACACTATACCTGAATGTTTGTGTTTCCCAATTCCAATTAAATTCGATGTCTCCAATATTATCTATATTGAGATAACTAAGTCTAAAACCTAACTCGCTGTCAATTCTACCATTCCCGGGCTTATAGCTAAGGAGATGCGAACCTAAAAACTCTGTGTCGGAATACGTTGTGGTATCACCGAAACTTATTCCATCGCTGTCAAAAACATCAAACAATGGTGACTGATTGACTGTGGTTTTTTTCTGGCTAGCTACCCAATTTACACCATCAAAGTGATACATCAATCCTTTGTTTTTGTTACCTCTGGTAACAACTACTCCTTGTCCGAGTATTGATTCTGTATCTTCAGTTTCCTGCAAGTGTATCTGTTTTGAATTGGTATGTGTGATAAATTGCACTGTGTAGATTTTGTTGTTTGCTAATCTGTCAGTGTCTGCTATCACTAAAATTCTTGCACCGTTGAATAAAAATTCACCGTCTACGCTGTAGCCTGTTGATCCTTCAATGGTTGAAAACACATCGGCAGTATTTGTATCAATGTAATCCACAGACATTTTTGCCGTGGTTCCGTGATTAACTAGTTGTAGATTAGGCAGGAATTCGATTATGGGCCGCTTGGCTCTGGAAGTTTCTGCGGCTGGAAAATCTTGCCCTCGTAGTTTGTAGGCTTTTTCCAACACTGACCGATGGAACCAGCGATTATATCGACTCCACGGATTATTGTCTAGGCTGTTTCTAGCAATAGTGATATAATCTTTAAATGCAGCATATTCAGTGGCATCATCAAACGGCTGAGTGTCAAATCCTTCGTTGTCGAATAATATTTCAGGAACGTCTGTGCTTAATCTCGGCACAACTAGATCGTTGAATCGTGTTAAGGTAATAGCCGTGCCTACTCCTTCTACCAACCACGTGTTCTTGGCATATTTCGAGGGGGTGACTTTGCCATTGAATTCCACAATCATTCCATTTGAAAACTCCACTGCATTGCCGCTGGTATATGTGGTTTTTCCGAGTATTTCTAGTTCTACATTAATCGCTGTATTTTCTTCTATGTCGGCAATGATAAATCTACCAAATGCATCGGGAGTGATGTTGCTTTGATAATAAAGGACATCGGGTGCATCATACGGCACAGTAAAAGTCAATGTTCCGTTTTCAATTCCGTTGTTTGTAACACCCTTGTCATAGGCAAGTGCTGCGCCTTGGTTAGCTGATTCAACAAACTGCCAATCTTGACTATCAATGGCAATAGAACTGGCATCTAAAACAGACACATCACGAATTGCTCTCCATAATTTTGAATCATACACAGCAAAACTTCCTGCACGATACGGTTGATTGGGTCGAAACAGTAGTGAGCCGGAATCAAAATTGGTGCGTAAGTTAAAGCCTTCGTCAGGGGCATTGATTTTAAATTTATATGTTTGACCGCGGAATAAAGTTAGCGTAGGATTATTTGTGTAGCTGTCAGGACTAAACACAAAGGAATTTTTTGTTGTGCCTAACACAACTTTATATGTGCTGACTATATCCGCAGATTGACCAGTAATATTAATGCTGCGGGGGCCCAATGGTTCCCAATAGTATTCACGATAGTTTATGAACTTGTCCCAATCTATGGGAGGATTCCATGTGTAGTGCGTTTGATCAGCCAGCTTGTCATCGCGTTCGATAGAGTTTCCAAAAAATTTCAGTTGATTTTTAACATCTATGTAGTCATAGAAGTTTTCTATTTTATCCTGATCTCTAAATATGACTCCAGGTTCAAGCTGATAGCTGCTTCTCAAAGTAGCATCTGTATCAACATACACGTCATTGCCATTGTAGGTTTTGTCATATCTACGACCTACATAACCTACTACTTTATCCAACACGCCAGGCTGAATCAACGGATCAACTACTGCAGATAAAAATTTATCGTTGGTAGGAGTTTGAAAAATTGTAGGTAGTAGTTCGACTGATCTGCGTATAGGTAATCCGCTTTTAGGGAATGTATTATCAGCCATTAAACGTATCCTCCGCTACTAGTCTGGTATGTTGTAACTTGTTCATTTTCAGATTGCACACTTGTGTTTGTTCTTGTACCTATTTCAGCAGCAGTGATCGCAGATACAATTTCTATATCATCAACTGTGGCTGCGCTAATTAAAATTTCATCAGGATTGCTTTGTATTTCAAAAAGACTGCCAAATGCCTGACTTGTTTGTCTTGGAATGATCACAATATTTGCTAGGTCCGGAGCTACAGTATTTAAAATATACGTAGTAAGTTCGCCCATATAGAATCTGTCTCCAAAATCCCAATTGTTGATATCAAAGAAATCGTTGATAGCTGAAATAATTCTTACCTTGAGATCGTTATCGTTGATAGACAGATTTTGATTTTTCACAATCTTGAACACGGCTTGAAACGCAGGATCAGCCTTGGCGCCAAACAGCACTTTATATTTTACAGGATGATATATTATGTCATCACTGATGCTTTTTATCGATGATAGCGCAGATCCAAATGTAGTTCTTAACGCTTCACTAGTAGGTGCTACTGGTTGGGTGGATGTACCGCCTGCAAGATATGTTCTATAACTTTCATCATAACTTCTAATTAACAGATAGATATCAATGATGTTGCTAGAGGAAGGATCTATTCTTCTATCTACACTAGCGTTGTGTATATATTGAAACTTGAGATTTCTCCTACCCAATACTGCAGAATATTCGCTGGCGATGTCCAGGGTATTAGTTGTTCGATTTACTCGTTTAATTACATTTTCACCAATATCATAAAAATAAATCAATTGTTGATCAGGATATGATACAACATCTGTAAAATCTATGTTGTCTTGTTTATCTCTAATTAATATAAGATCTGTAGAGTTATCAATTAGTGTGCTGATTCTAGTACCGTAGATATCGTTGGTAGCTTGAAAAAATAAAAAATTTAAATCTGTATCAACGCCTACTATATTTTCAAATGCTTCAGGATTATCTATAACTCCGTCATCGTCAGAGTCTCTAAAACTTAGTTTGATTTCACTGGTGCTTTCGTAGCCGTCGCTGAATTTTATTGTATCGCTGATTTCAAAAGGAAAATCTTGAATCAGTTGCGTGACAAAATCTTTGCTGGTATTGACCCCTAGAACCTTGATTTGATCTTTTACTACTAACCCCAATTGATCATTATAACGTTTTTCATTTGAGTCAAAGTAAAATCTATTCTGATTAACACTACCAAAAATATAACCAAGCTTTCTAATTCTCACTGTGTAACTGTCAGGCTGTTTGACAAATGCCACTATCCAAGAACTATCTATATTTGTATTTGTAGTATCTCCTGCCTTGCCAAGAATAAAATCATCTACAAGATTTAAATTGTTACTGGTCACTAGTTTCCACTGCGATTCAGAAGATTCATAACGCAATCCAAAATTTTGATTTTCAAAAACTTGATTAACTATTTCTGTTTCTAATGCCGTAGGTAAGTCATTGATAAATCTTGGCAGGATTCGTGTAGCAATTGCACCTGTTGGCACTACAATATTCAACAATATAGGACCAAGACCTTTGACATAGCGGCCGTCGCCGGAAACTTTGATAATTTTTGCCCAGATATAATCTGTTTGATCTGCGTCATTGACATCAGCTGGAACAATTTTTCCTTTTTTAAATCTACTGCCTGCAGGGGCTGTAAATTTCACAGTTGCGTTAGTCAACACATATTTTAGGTTACTAGTTGAATATGCACCTACCAACAACTGTGAGTTATCTACCACATTTTTAAAATAGCCTGTGCTGGTCGCTGTGGAAATAGACTGCCATACTGTGTTGGTATCTGTGAAAAGTATTTTATCAAACTTGGTAAAATAAAAATTGTAAATTTCTGCGTCAGTAAAAACTGGTTCTATGCTGCGTCTAAGAAAGTTAATGATGTCTATTCTACTGGTAAATTTAAATGACAATACTGACTCGTCTTCTTTTTTATAAAGATATCCGTCGTCACCAAATACATTTATACTGCTGTATTTTCCTGTGGCATCAATGATGTCAAAATTTCTGCTGATGCCGCTGCTGGTTCTGTTGACTGATTTTATTTTTACAATGTTTTGCGATCCTAACAAAGGAGCAAGATTGTAATCTTCTGCAGTGATCATTCTATTCTGAGTGTAATACACTGCTGGCGCATTTGCTCGGATGGTGTCTATGTCTTCTGATGCTGCCGAGTTTGCTACAGTGCTCTGTAAAGCCAACCCTATAGTTAGTGTATGTTCAACATTATTTTTGTTTCTGTATAATACAGAAATATTAATACCTCTTAATTCGTTGGGATATATGGTATACGATAAACCATTGCTGGTTCTATAAAATACTCTAAATGCCCCTTGCGGCAGATTTCCGTAAACACCGTCCGCAAACACAAGATCAATATTGTCATTTTCTTTGGTGTTGATAGCATATATGTTGCGTATGTCTTGTGTTACGCTGTTATATGCAATATTATTGCCTACTAGCGATGACACCTTGGTCCATTCTTCCAGTTGGGCACCTTGCGAATTAAGAGAAAATAACCACACATCGTCATTGTTGATATTACCTGCGTCCACTGCAATTTTTTCGTTGGTAGTTGGTACATCTATAGAAAAATCTGCTAGTTCCAAGCTACCTTGCTTGAACTGTATAAAAAATCCTGTGTTAGCACTACCTGGTCCGGATCCATCATTTTTATATATAAATCCCAATTGGTTACCCGGAACTGGAGGCTCTTCATAGATATTTTCACTGTTCTTGAAAGATGTGCTGACTATTTCAAAATTTACACTTCTACTAGCCACAGTCTTAGTAAACGAGAACAAAGGAACATCTGTGCCCACAGTTCGGAATCTATATTGCTCAGTAGGAATACCTTGGATAATCGCGGATCCTTGGCTGCGACCAAATTCTGTGTTGTCGGCCATGGCACTGTTCAACACAGTGAGAAATTGTTCTAGCCAGTTAGTATTGGTAGGGTCGTTCCAGGTTATCAACTGTTGAGCAAGATTCTTGCCATTACTGTCGACGATAGTATCAGTGGTAGATACTGAAACAAATTTTAAAAGTCCGCTGGCGGCTGCGGTACGTTTGGCATTGTAACTGAGCATGCGAGCAATACGCAGCACACTTTCTTTGGTTTCTGCTAGCTCAATAAAGTTTTCACGGCTGGCAAGATCTATGCGGAATGCCAGACTCTGACCTAAGAACGCCACAGCATCAATCAATGCCATGTATTCTGATGATTCTATGTAGTCGTTGAAATCTTCTGGGTAGTTTTCACGTAGGTACGTGATAATAACCCTGCGCAGATTTTCAAAGTCGTAGCTGCGGAAATCCGCGTTTTTAAAGGTCTGATATATCCTGGTCCAATCTTGATTCAGTATGAGATTGTTTTGTCTGCTAGTTGTAGTCATACCAATATTTACCCTTAAAAATAAACTGCTTAGTTAATCACACTGTTGTTTTTGTCAAAGTTCAAGGTCATGCGTTCATTGATGTTAAACGGAATATACACCAAATCTGCTTGAATACGCATGCCTTGATCTGTGCTGTCTATGTTGATTTCAGTGACTGCAAATCTCGGATCATAGTTGATGATAGCTTCTACATCCTTGGCTATGATTTCTTTGACATCTGGAGTAAATGGTTCAAACAGCATGTCCCAGATCACTGTGCCGAATTCCGGATTTTCCAGTTTTTCGCCTTTGCGAATATAAAAATGATTGATCAAATCCTGTTTGACAAGATTGATATCGTATAGCTTAAAGTTCTTATTAGCTTCAGTAGAGCTGAATCCTTTATAGGTGAACTGACCTTGATTCTGCGTTACCGTAGCAGAACGCTGCGCTGCTGTTTGTTGGTTGTATAGTCTTGTGGCCATGTTTTAGGTGTCCCTGTCAGTTTTATCTGGAGTTAATAATTGCGGTGCTCTATGTTCATGCAAGGCCCAAGGCTCATGCATGGGTATGCGTTTCATGAAGCTTTTTACAATGCCGGCTTGGTAACGCTTGTCCCAACCTGCTGTGGTGCTAGTGGCTAAATTGTCTCTGAGATCATAGGGTCTTACAAAGTCAGCAGCCTCGGCAGTTTCTGCGTTTGTAGGACCGTTAAAAAATATTTTAGTACCGTTGACTTTGACTTCTGCGCCACTACCTAGATTGATATCTGAAGTGGAGCTAATTTTAGTTTCTGCTCCGGATGCAATATCTAGATCGTTGTTGGTGGATATTTTAGTCTTGGCTCCGACTAATATATCTAGGTTAGCACCCACTGTGAGTTTAGAATCATTGTTGATTAAAAATTCCATGTCTGTGGCAATTTCTACGTGCCACTTACCTGATTCAGTTCTCATATTAATATTTCTACCTGCTTCTAGATTTATATCTCGAGCAGCACGTATGTTGAGATCTTGCTGTGTATGCACACTGATGCTGTCTTGTGCATAGACATCGATCTTACCGTTGCTGGTAAGTTCTATCCATGCTGTGCCACGAGCATTGGCAATATAGATTAGATCTTCTGAGTTGTGCATCAGGATCTGATGCCCAGTTCTTGTTCTTACTCTAAAATATTCACTAGCAGGGATCGTTGCAGATCCTGTATCACCTTTTTTCTGATTAGTAGGATCTAAAAGATCGATGTATTTCACTGGACCTTCTGCTGCAGATTTTTCTCTGTGAAATCTATCATTGCCGTCATCCATGACCAACTGTGTGCCACCTAATCTACTCACTGGCACAGTAGCCTGACTGTCTGATTTGCCTATCTGTTGTTTTTTAGCACTGGTTCTGCGATCAAGCGGGCCCGGAGTAGAAATACCAAACACCATGCTAGGAGCTTCTCGTCTCGGTGAACTTGTATTGAATCCTCTAACATCATCCTCTAATAGGCCTTGTTCAAGAAATCTATCTGCTATAGGATGAACCACTCTAGGATATTTTTCTGGATCAATTTCCTGTGTGTCGCCATTGATGCGTTTGTTGATTTCAGCCACAGGCAAGGGCAATGTAGTATTACCATATCTTTTTTTATCTTCAGCATCTAAACTGTTTACAGTGCTGCTAGCTATGGCTGGTACCATGTGATTGATGTTGATGCCAGGTACGCAGGCAAACCAATAACCTGCTGCAGGATCGCCATTGACAAACAATACCAACACATTAACACCAACATCCGGCGGTACAAACCACATGCCGTATGATTTCTGTGTGTCGCTGAACCCGTCAATGGTTGACTTTGATCCATCGTTGTTTCCCATGAATTCAAATGGAGTATAACCGAAAAACGGCGATGCGTATTTCACAATAAAAGTTTGACTGTCGTCACCTGATGCGTTTGACTGATCTTTCAATAAGGTAACTTCGATAGATCCCATGAAGGAAGGGTCAAGATGACTAATAACTCGGGCGATGTATATGCCCGTGGTTAATCCACCGCTTCTGCCTTCATCATCAACCGACGGTCTTGATAATTCTGCCATTAATTTTGTCCTAGATCTCGATAATATCTAAAGCCCACTCTTCGTTGGGGTTGATTAGATGTAGTGGTTGGTTGAGCGCCTGTGCTAGAGGATGCAGTGTCAGCTCCAACTGTAGAGCTAGAAGCACTGCTGTCAACCAATGATGTTTTTGGCGGTTCTTTGTCGCCTATTTCTACCGCTGGCACATCTGCTTTGTCTACCACTGATGCTTTGTCTCCGGTAATAGTTTCGTTGACTTCCGGTCCTTGTGGGCCTGGCATTCTAATACATTTCAATTTTTGTTTCCAATTTCCATCATTGAATTGATTTTCACAGCTGACAACCCTATATATACCACCAAATGGGCTTTCCTTTCCTGCTATTGAAAAATCATATAGCCCAGTTAATGTGTTTACATCAGCTGGAGTTCTAAATGTCATGTAGATATAGACGTTGCCGCTTTCATAGTTCATAGTGCCATCGTCTGTTATCTGAGCTGTAGGAGAAGCAGCCCCTACAAAATAATTACTCATTCCTGAATCTATCAACCAATAAGGATCACCAAGTATTTCAAGATTTACCGTGACCATGTCAGCACTGCTGCCACTGATAAACGCTTCTTGAAAATTCTCCGCAACATTCTGTTCAACAGTTTTGTATTCAGATCCACCTTTGAATCCTTTTAATAGTCTAGGATCACGTTTTGGTCTAGCTCTACCAGTTTGTGCAGACTGCACTTCTGCAGCCTGTCCTTTGCCTGTTTTAGTAGAAGAATTTTTTGTTTCAGATGCGTTTTGATCTTGTGTGGCAGTTTTAGCAGCCTCGGCTTCTGGTTTAGGATTTGCTCCTGCATAAAATAAATTATTGATGTCAATACTGAAACTAAGGATATCTACATTTTGTCCGGTATAGATATATTGATATTCTTTGACTACATCTTTCATCAGTTCCGCATACCCCACTGGTGCGGAAGTGGCGTTGGCAAATATGCTTTGATGAACTAGATACGGCACCACTCTGTAAGTGATCCTTTTTGCATAATCGCCTGTGAGCGTATCAGGTTTTAACAATTCTATCTGCACATCTAGCTTAAACCACTTGATAAATCCCTGCGGTGTGAGATTTTTTGGCTCTAAGGCATCAGTGGCATATTCTGAGCTGAGAATAACTTGATTTATGATTGCTGTCAATGACTGACTCTGTCCAAATTGAAAGGCTCGGGTTTTTGGATCTATGGTCATTCCTTCTCTTTTTAAAACACCTGTTTTTTCGTCGAATTGATCGCCGGCTCGTTTGAAAATAGCTCTACCACCAGAACTTTGGTCAAAGCCTAGACTGGCAGAGGCTATGCTGTTCTGATCTAGTAGCTGTGGATCGATTTTGATCATAGAGGTTTTGACCTCAGCTTTTTTATTTTCCACAGCATTTGGATCTACTGTGGCTTTTTTTATTTCTGATTGATTGCCTGCTGAACTTTGCCAGTCACTGGACAGTATAGGAAACTGTATGACATATTCATCTGTTTCAGTAATCTTTCCTTCGGCCTTGAGTTTTTTTTCGTTATTGTTGAGATATGCTACAAGACTGCCTTCGCTGCCTGATAACAGATCAAATACATGGCCTTTGCCGCTAGCAAATATTTTTACATCACTGTAAGTGGTGTTGATAGTATCAGAAAATCCCTGATGGTTATATGGGATGGCTTCTACCTTGTATACACTGCCGCTTTCATTGACCGTGAACTTGGTAGACGATAGTTTCATTACAAAATACTTGGGTTTTATCTGAGACAAATTCTGCCCTAGTTCATTGAATCCTTGAATGTCCATGCGTAACACAAACGGTGCGTTGTCTAGATAACTAAGGTATCCTGCTTTTACTGCGGCATTCTGCATGCTTTGTAACAGCAGTCCCATAGAATGTGGTTCGATTATATCAAATGAAAATTTAACAGCATTGCTGTTACCTGTGGCTTCATTGGCTCCTATCACTGTCTGCATTACAAAGTTGTTAATGTAGTATTCTGGACTGCCAAAAAATGTCGCTACTCTGTCTGCGTCAAACCGTCCTCCAGATGAAAACACTATATTTTTCAAAGCTGATGGATTATTTCTATACGATTTCGGATCATTGAATTGTTCGGAAGTCAAACAAGCAAATGTCCATAGCACATTATTGCTGACAAACACTTCCATGGGGTTGCGAACCAATGCGGGCAGATTTTTCTTGGCCGACGCAGCTGTGGTGTTTGATTTTGTTTCTTGATTAGATTTACCATTTTCCAACACATCAGAGGCTCGTGCTGGCACCTCAAGAGTTTTTCTCACGGCGGTACCTATGCTGAGAACGCTGTTAGTAAATTCTTCAATAGATCGAGTGCCGTCTGGTTTAAAAACTAACTCTTTACCTGCAGGAATAAATCTTGCTACCATTTATACTCCTAAAAACTTTGAAAGGTTTGTTTTTTTAGGCAGGTATATCACAGTTCCTGGTTCAAAATCGTATATGGGGTCTTTGATCACACTCATGTTTCTTTGCACAAACACCCACCACAGTTTGGCGTTACCGTAGACATCGTATGCCAACAGATCTGGACGATGTCTATATTGATTTTCGATCACATATCTAAAATCGTCTGGTTCGGACGGCACCGGTCTAATCTCTAAGAGATCAAGATAAAAATTATTCTGCCTAGTATCAGACCAGGGACTGGTTTTTGCGTATTTGGCCATTAGATGTATCCCACCTGCCCTTCACCGGACATTTTGCCTCTAGCATAGTCTTGTAAGTTGAATTTTCTCAGTCCTTGTCTACTGTATACAGGTGCCACACTGACTGTGATAGTGCTCAACACTGGCACCCAAGTGTACTTGCCGTTGTTGAAAGGATCACATTTGATATAGTTTACATCGTCTTTGAAATCCACTGAGAATGATTTTATAATCACAGGAACCTTGTCAAACACATGACTACCGTAACCTGTGAGATTACAAATGATAGGTGGATTGCCTGCAAGGTCACCTTGCCCAAAAAACATCTTAGTAGCTGTTTTAAAAAATGTAGTTGCTGCTATCCAATAGGCACCGTCTGTGGCAGTTTCGCAGCTGAACTCACCGCTGATCGATATATCATCAACCACACTGTTTTTATAACTGTATTGAGAATAGTTGGCATGAGTTATAGGTATGGTATTGTATTCTGCCTTGGTGCTGACAGTGATGCTAGGCATGTATGGCCATACCACACCGCCAGTTTGTTTGAGAACTCCGAATAACGGACTATTAAAAGTATTCCATTCACAATTTATACGCACTCGCCAATCATCCTTGGATCCTGCTTTCAACTGTATAGCCTGCCCTTGTGGTGCAAACACTTCTGCCCCTTTGGGTATGTTGATGCCTCGCTTGAGACTAAGTATATTGTTGAGCATGCCTGCTGCTCCACTGATCTCACCGGCAGCTTTCATTAATCCACCTGCAAGATTGCCACCAGTAAGTTTGTTAATTGTTCCGGAGATATCTGCTGCTATGTTACTCGTCGAACCTGCAACTGTTCTTAGTTTATCAACTGCACCTCCCACAGCACTTTGTATGGTATTGTTACCACCCATAGCACTGGCGCTGAAGTTTTTTGCACCTCCTGCTAACTGGTTTAATCCTGATTTAAATCCGCCAGATAGATCAGAAACCTTGTCGTCAAGTTTGAGTTTGTCCGTGACAGAAGTAGCGTCTTGCAGAGATGCTTGTCCTTCATTAGTGGCCTGGCTGATGTTTTCTGAAATACCTGCTACCAGTTGTGAAAAAGGAGCCACAGGATTACTGCCGGGCCCCGAAGATGGTGCTTTATCGCCGCCGAATCCAAATGCCGCTGTTAATTTTTCATTAAGTGCGCGATTGTTGGACACTTGTGCAGCGGTGATGCTATCGGGTTTGCCACTCTTTGCATTTATGCTAGCGGCTTCCTCTTCCGGCGTGTTGGGATAAGTCTTACGAGCCATTTTGAGCAGATTTCCTTGTCATATAGACTATTTATTATGATAAAAATGTGCTATTATATAACATATAACGGAGAATTCTAACTAATGATTGTGCCTAAAATTAAGTATCTAACCAACAAAGATTTACTAAGAGAAATACATCTAAGCAAAAATACCTACAGTAGTTTCACAGATCCTGCATACGGAGAATACGATCTAATCGTTACTACCTTAGACAAACTGAACATCCGAACTATTGCAGAAGCCAAACGAAATAGGGCATCTAAAATGTCCAAAGCTGCGCACGAAGCAGCTGTGACCGCAGCTGGTAAAAAAATGCCTGCAAAAGAATTTGAAGTAGACTATCGCAAAGTGAAGAAACAAGATCTAGTTTTTCGTGTGATGACCTTTACACACATACCATTAGCGCCGGGCCGTAAGAAAACTCTTAAAAACACTGCTGACAGTCATGATAAAGTAAACTTCCCGCCTTTTCAGCATTGGAAATATGACGACAACGACAACTTGATCTGTGTGGGCAAAAGTCATTGGAAAGGAGATCTAGATCGTGGAGAGTTTTCCAAAGATCACGGGCAAATGACCAACGACCTAGCTCGCATGTTTATCAAGCTCTGTGAGAGATATGCCACTAGAGGCAACGTCAGGGGCTACACATACAATGATGAAATGAAAGGTCAAGCCATTCTTCAACTAACTCAAATAGGACTCCAATTCGATGAAAGTAAATCTGATAATCCTTTTGCTTACTATACTGCTGCTGTCACTAATTCATTCGTTAGAATTATCAACCTGGAGAAGCGCAATCAAAACATTCGAGACGACATTCTCGAAATGAATGGTATGAATCCTTCATGGACACGCCAAAACAGTGCCAATGGTGGTAAAAACGCTCCTGGCCCAGTCACTATCACAGATAGTTTAGATTGAACTTGACCTTACATTTACATTCTGTTATAATTAATCTATGAATCTCTTTAAGAAAGTTGCATGCTTCACTGACATACACTTTGGATTAAAATCCGGAAGTCGTACACACAATCAAGACTGCGAAGATTTCGTGTCTTGGTTCTGTGACACAGCTCGAGCACAAGGCTGCGAAACAGCTATATTTCTAGGTGACTGGCATCATAATCGCAGTACCACTGATGTCAGCACTATGAATTATACTGTGAGTAACTTAGAAAAACTCAGTCAGAGCTTTGAAAAAGTCTATTTCATTCTGGGCAATCACGATTTATTCTACAAAGACAAGCGTGAAATTAACTCTGTAGAGTTTATGAGGTTGTTTCCTAACATTGTGCCCATACGTGAATTACACACAGAAGGCGATGTCACTATCATGCCTTGGCTGATAGGTGACGAATGGACCACGGTAAAACAACTGAAAAGTAGATACATATTCGGTCATCTTGAACTGCCGCATTTTTACATGAATGCTATGGTGCAGATGCCTGATCACGGTCAGTTGCAGACTGGACATTTTCAGCATCAAGAATTGGTGTTTACTGGACACTTTCACAAGCGGCAACAAAAAGGCAATGTGGTTTACATAGGCAATGCATTTCCGCATAACTATGCAGATGCAGGTGATGATGATCGTGGCATGATGATCATGGATTGGGGCGGCAAGCCCGAATACCATTCTTGGCCTGATCAACCTATATATAGAACCTATAAGCTGAGTCAGATCATCGACACTCCAGACAAGTTGCTGCGTGAAAAGATGCATTGTCGTGTGACCATTGACTTGCCTATAACCTTTGAAGAAGCAAACTTCATCAAAGAACAGTTTATGCCGCAGTATAAACTGCGTGAACTCATGCTGATTCCAGAAAAGGTAGAAGTAGAAAGTGCTGTTAATCCCATAGACATCACATTCGAATCAGTGGATACCATTGTGATGAATCAGATCAATAACATAGACAGCGATACCTATGACAAAAAACTACTGTTGGACATCTATAACGAACTATGATTAAAATCAACAATCTCACAGTACGCAACTTCATGAGCGTGGGCAATCAGACCCAGGCCATAGATTTTGATCGCGGACAACTTACTTTGGTCTTAGGTGAAAACTTGGACCTAGGTGGCGATGACTCGGGTGCTAGAAACGGCACAGGTAAGACCACTATCATCAACGGATTGAGCTATGCTATCTATGGCCAGGCTTTAACCAACATCAAGCGTGACAATCTTATTAACAAGATCAACTGTAAAGGCATGCTGTGTACAGTGACTTTTGAAAAAGATGGTGTCAAGTATCATATTGAGCGAGGTCGCAAGCCTAATTTACTGAGATTCAGTATCAATGATCAGGAACAAGAACTTAGCGACCTCGACGAAAGTCAAGGCGACAGCAGAGAAACACAAAAGGCCATTGAAGAAGTGTTTGGCATGAAACACGAAATGTTCAAACATCTCATTGCTTTAAACACCTACACAGAACCGTTCTTGAGCATGAAGGCTGCAGATCAACGTGCTATTATCGAACAGCTGTTGGGCATTACCATACTTTCAGAAAAAGCAGAAGCACTTAAAGATGCAATCAGGATCAGCAAAGACAGTATTGCAACAGAAAACACAAGAATAGAAACTGTCAAAGCCAGTAACGAAAGAATACAACAAAGCATAGAGTCGCTGATACGCAAACAACGCATGTGGGAAGAACAGAAAGAAACTGCTCTGACCAATTTGCTTAAAAGCATAGATCGACTCAGCGACATTGACATCGATCAAGAAATAGTAAATCAGCGAGCTTTGGCAGATTGGAATACAAACAAAAAAGAACACGAAAGTCTAGCATCACTGAGTGCTAAACAAACTTCAGCTTTGGAAAAAGAACAGCGTATTCTAGACAAACTGGAACGAGAATTAGTCAGTCTAACAGAACACAAATGTCATACCTGCGGACAAGAGCTGCACGATACCAAGCATAATGAAATCATGTCTGCTAAGTCTGCACAGATTGAAGAAAGCCGTGGCGCTATCAACGAACATCTTGAAGAGCTCAGTGTGATCACTGAAGCAATATCGCTGCTAGGCGATCTTGGAGCATGTCCCTCAGTGATCTACGACAGTTTAGAAGCAGCATTGAATCATAAAAATACTCTAGACAGCCTAGAACGTGACATTACAATCAAGACAGCAGAAGAAAATCCCTATGATGATCAGATCGTTGAACTCAAAGAAACAGCCGTACAGGAAATAGATTGGAACGGACTCAACGAGTTGGTGCGTGTTAAAGATCACCAAGAGTTCTTGCACAAGTTATTGACCAACAAAGATAGTTTTGTTCGCAAACGAATAATAGATCAGAATCTTGCGTTCTTGAATCAACGCTTGACCTACTATTTGGACAAGATCGGATTGCCTCACACCGTGGAGTTTCAGAATGATTTAACTGTGGTTATCACACAGCTAGGACAAGATCTAGATTTTGACAATCTAAGCCGTGGAGAACGTAACAGATTGATCTTATCTTTGTCGTGGGCGTTCCGTGATGTGTGGGAAAATCTATACACCAGTATTAATTTGTTGTTTATCGACGAACTTGTGGATTCGGGCATGGATGCTAGTGGCGTTGAATCCAGTATTGCTGTGTTGAAACGCATGACTCGTGAGCGTGACAAGAATGTGTTCTTGATTTCACATAGAGATGATTTGACCAGTCGTGTTAATCACGTGCTGAAAGTGATCAAAGAAAATGGATTCACTAGTTATAGCAATGACATAGAGATTATGGCATGAGTTCGGACGCACACGATCGTATGATCCATGCCTTTCAAGAATACTTTAAATGGCAGGATCGATTTCATCACAAAAAATCCAACGAAGCAGGTATCAAAGCAAGATCATGGCTATCAGAAATACGCACACAGGCATCAATCATAAGAGTAGAAATACAAGATAAACGAAAGGCACAGCGAGAATCCAGAAAAGGCATGAGAGGCAAGAAGCTTTAACTAATTAAAGAGTGCAATGGACGTTTCAAAATCAAATAATAGACGAAATACCAGAAGGCTATATTGGCTTTGTTTATATAATCACGAATAAAACTACCGGACAGAAGTACATAGGCAAGAAACTAGCACAATTCAAACGCACTAAACCCCCACTCAAAGGCAAAAAACTCAAAAGAAGAAGTGTAGTAGAAAGCGATTGGCGAGAATACTATGGTTCATCTGACAGGTTAAACGCAGACGTCCAATCATTAGGTCCGGAAAACTTCACAAGAGAAATACTTTACCTTTGTAAATCCAAGGCAGAACTCAGTTATTTAGAGGCAAGAGAACAGTTTGAACGCAGAGTTTTAGAAACTGATGACTATTATAATGGCATTATAAACGTCAGAGTCGGCGGTTCAAACATACTTAGACAGCGTCTACTAGAACAATCTCAGGCAAAATAAAGCGGTTTTTTGGCTAGCGCAGGCTTAATTTCGTGCGCTCTAAACCTGGTCTACGTGTACACAGGGATGGAAAACCTTGCCGCAAAGGTGCTTAACCACTACCCGAAAGGATGACGATCGCTACTAAGACCTGCGATTTGGTTATTTGAAAAGAAAAACAAGGCAAAAAGAAGGGAGAAATACCCTACGTGTGTGCATTTGTTAGCGTAAATGTATACACCGCCGTCGTATAAAGACGCAGCTCGAGGTACCGGATGACCGCCTCTGTAATGCTGTAACGCTAGAGTGTACTGTGCAACTCGCATAATGCTCTTATCTTTGCCCGGCCTGGGCAAAGTGTGACTGAACAATCTGCATAATACTTGAATTGCTTCGCAATTACAATGTCAATAATTATTAAAAAGAAGACAAAGGCGTTGAGCGACAAGCGAAAACGCAAACGAGCGAAAGCTCGTTTTTAATAAATAAAGTTATACCTAATAGGAATGCCTTGATATGAGAATTAACGAACTATTAACTGAATCACAACTTGAACAGCTAGACGAAGGGCCAATAAGCCGTGGAATAGGCAAATTTGTAGGTGGTGTTGCTAAAGGCGTAGGAGCTGTAGCTGGCGGTGTAGTAGGTGCTGGACGTGCTCTTAAGAAAGGGTATCAGACCGGCAAAGCTGTGGTAGGTGATGATCCTGATCCTAATGCAGGACAGCCTGGCTATACTGACCCTGCTCCTTCTACACCTCCTCCAACAGCACAGGATATCAATGCACAAGGACCTGCTGGCTCGGCGCTAGCAAAAACCACAGCAGTTGTAGATAAACAGCAAGCTCAGTCACAAGAAAAAGCCAATCAAACTGTGTACGCACAGGTTAAAGCCAACGTAAACAAATTAGATAAAAAAGGCAAGCAACGAATTTTGCAATTGCTGCAGAAATCAGTAGCAGCTCCTGTACCTAAAGCACCACCGGCAACAACAGCAGCACCTGAACCAACAACAGCAGTAGAGCCGGCTGCGGCAACAACAGCAGCACCTGAACCAACAACAGCAGTAGAGCCAGCTGCGGCAACAACAGCAGCACCTGAACCAACAACATTACCAGCTGACAATTCCAATCAACAGCAAACTAAGAAAAGAGGTGGTAGAGTAAAAGGCGCTGGTCCAAGTATGACACCAAGTGCCGTACGTAGACGTGAAACTAGAGCAGCAGCTGCCAAACAATCCAAAGTTGGCAATGCAGTGATGGGTAATATGGCAAATCAATTATCTCAACAAAACGCCAGTAAGATCAATTACGGAAATGCATTGTCAGAAGCATTAGCAGCTCGTGTGGAAATGCACAAGCAGAAAATATTTGAAACTGGATTATCAAAGGGCACTATCAGCGTGTTTAGAAAATGAAAATACGTGACATTGTAGTAGAAGTCGGACCAGTGGCCTACGAGAAAGGCAAGTCCAAGATGGACAAAGTATTAAGTCCTAGTAAATGGCTAGACGGCACCAACGCCAAGATACAGTATGACAAAGGTGCAGACAAGATGGATAAGCTATTGACTCCGTCTAGATGGTTTGAACCTAGTGGTACTAAATCATCTAAAACTAAATCTGATTCAGCACCCACCGATAATAACGAACTTAAGACCCTGATTGATCAAGCCATGTCCGGTAAGCCGTTGGACACAGCAGGCCTACAGAAATTAAGAATTCATCGTGCAGATATCAGCGATGAAGAAGTAGGTGCTACTGTTGACAAAGTGCTGCGAGGCAGTCCTCTTGACAGTCAAGACTTATTTGCTCTAAAGTCTTATAGAAACACACTCTAAAAGAAAGGCAGTCCTGTTTTTCTTGTAGTTTCGAGATTTTCTTTAACAATCTCTGCAATTATTTCTCGCTCGTCCCAGCTCATGTGCATGACTTCAGCAAAACTTAGTCCACGCATATACCAACACAGTTTCATGCATTCTTTTTTGAGATCCTTGCCTTCTTTGTCTAAGCGATCAGATTCTCGTAAAATCTCCGGCAAGGACAGCGTTAAGATTTTACGGCGAAAAAATTTGCCTGATCCATTGTAATAGGCAAGCTAAATGACTTATTACATTCTCCACAGGTAACGTTTTGTGCTTCAAACTGAATATTGTCTTTCATCTGTATCACATGGTTCTGTATTTTTTCAAATACATCTTTGGCACAGTTTGCAATAAACTCTTTGATCATAGCTTGATCAGTGACTGTGCCTTCTGGAGCATCTATGGCAGTGATACAGTCTGCAATGATATCCACGGTGAGTTCTGTGAGTTTGATAAAACTCACACCAAATCTTTCTAGTTTGACTTCGTCTGTGAGAGTGTCATCATTGATGATCTGAAATATTCTCTGCTGCTCCATGGTCTGGATTGCAGTTTTTGTAACTTCTTTGTAGGTATACGGGCGCACATGAACTGTTAGTTGATCTATCGGTATATCTTTTTCATAATGGAAATTGTTGAACACACCAAACCAAGCAGTGAGATCGATGTCGTAGCTGTTTTCAGCTTCGCAGTGAGGACAGTTACAACCCACTTCCATCTTGTCACCGTAGGTAGCAATGCGTATGGCTATCAAAGCAAAGTCTAGATCTATGTTTGGCATGGCCCAGGGATTGGTTATCGCTGGAATACAGCTTTTAATCAATTCCACTGTGCTTTGTCCGCTTAACAGCGCATCCGGAGTTTTAAACAGCAGTTCATCTTTGGCAGTCATTGCATAAACAGGATATTCTCCGTTGGCACTGACATCCAAACTGCCAGGTGGATAGAATTCACCTTTGCTTGGTAGTTTGACATAGATCTTTGGCTGTCTATAAAAGCTGGCCAGCGGGTTCTTTTTTTGCTGACTGTAATTAGGAATTTGGTCCATTTTATCTCCGGTAAATATATAATACGCAAGTGTATTTATATGCGCATTTATCCAGGAAAAAATAAGCCATGGCAGTAATGATCGACATCCCAGGAATTGGCCAAGTTGAAGCTCAAAATGCAGCTTCCGAAGCCACGCTCAAGGCCTTACTTGCTG